TCGCTGTTTCCTGTAGTAAAAGATTCCTTTACCATGGTGGTGGCTGAAAAGGGTCGGGGGTTATGCAGGGGTTGCCAGAGACCAATGCACCACTCAACAGAATATGGATGCGAGACTTAATAACGCCTCATCACCACTTGCAGGGGTTGCAGGGGTATTTTCCGCATTTATAAAAAAATATCTGAAAATTGAATTTCTTTGATTTTTTTCATATTACAAAAAACCCCTGCAACCCCTGCAACCCCTGCACTGAATTTATAAGTAAATTGCATCGAGTAACTTCCATTTAGCATGGTTTCAATGAACCCCTGCATAACCCCTGCAAGACCATTGCAGCCCTTGAAAATGAACCCGTTGCAAGGTCGGTATAAAAGAAAAAGGGTGACAGGGATTTCCTGTCACCCTCAAGAACCATTGTGTTACCACTTAATTCCACTCGATATAGAATTTCCTTCCCCTGCCTTCTCCAAAACAACCAAACACAACAACTTCCTCTGATCCAACTGGCTTCTTGCGACCTGAATCATCCTCCAGCACCTTTCGGCGATACTTTCTCGGTGGCCTGCTTTTGTCATTATCCTTGCCCCAATATCCTCCACTTACTTTTGGCGCATATCGTCCGATCGTCAGCCCGAACTTGCTTGCCGATGAGGGATTGAGCTTGAATCCATCCGCCCCCTCTCTCCCATCAAGCATATAGTCAAACAACCCCTCGTCTCGGCAAAAGTTCACTACAGTCTGGAAGTCAAACTCTCCGCGATTATCACCCAATGTCATTTGCCGCATCTTATCTATCAGCTTGCGGATGTTCCTCTCCTCCGAGTCACCAGCCTGCTCCAACTGGACTTTTTCCAGCGGATTACCAAACCCGGCAAACCCTACAACCCCGCCGATGATCTCTCCCCAACGCTCGAAACCTAGGCGCGGCTTGTAGCCGAAGCTCGCCGCCTTCGGTTTCCCAGCCTTGCCCCAAGCCCTCACGATCCCCCACAGGGCCGAGAGCGTATTGCGCCGGTTCTCCTTGTCCATGAGCCAAGGCTCATCGATGAGGTTCTCCACCTGGCGCTCCTGCACATCTCCCTGTTCCACAAAAAGATCGCAGATCAAGCAACGATGCGACATATCCGGCGACACAATGCAGTCGTTACCCGTTATGAAGAGATTCATCCGGTTTTCCGCTGTGAACATCTGCGTCCTGCCCAGCACACGCCCAGTCCACTGCGGAGAAGTCATCAGCCCCTCCAGCGTCTGGCTTGACATATAGCCCCTCACATTGTCGAAGCATACATACATCGATCCGGCTAACATCTCCGCATCCAGCAGCTTATTCAACTCCTCCTCATTCCCCTTCCAAGGCTGAGCCTTGAAGGTTCCTGTCACCGTCATGATCGCCAGCTTCGCCAGCAGCGTCTTTCCAGACCGCTGGCTATTCGCATTATAGATGAAGCCCATCCTGTTTGACCCCTTCGGGATCAAACCCATACAGAAAAGCGACAACATCGCCGCCACCTGCACAGCCTGCGAGCGACTCTGCCGGATCGGCTCGCCCGTGCCCCCATCAGCCTCCGACACCTCTACCGTCTTCCAATCCCCAAATGGGAACTCCCTTAAAATCCATCGCAAATAATCCGTAGACTCTTGCAATGTCCATTCATAGTAAGGATTTTCTCTTGTTACTGGTGTTTTTCTTATTTCCATAAAGGCTAATTGAATTTTGGAGGTTGGGTTTTTATTAAAAGTTCAACAGCAGCCTGCAATAAAGGCCACTCATCAAAATTTATCTCAATAGAGCCCCTACCTATCCCTTCTTGCGTGATACACAGCCAGGAGTCTGTCCCATCATGATACAACTCAATATCTGTCGAGTATTCACCATACAACGACTCGTTTTTGTTAAATACTACCGCGCGTTACCGCAAACGCCATCTGCTCTTTATTTTGTGTGTTTTTTGTTTTTTTCATAAATTATTCAAATACAAATATAAACTTGCCCTCATCGAAACCCGGAGCCATCAATGCCACATCGTCCTCGTTATCGCACGGCATCGGGATCGGGAAAATCTCATCGATCTTCGGCACGAAAGGCGAGAAAGTCGGGCTCATCAGCGTCTTCTTCGCGATCTCGGTCGGCATATCCTTGTATGTCGTAAAAGGTTCACCATTTTTGTCGTAGCGGAGCTTGTAGTTCACCACATAGTTCTGCGCCCACGAGCAGAAGACCTCCGGCTCCAAGATATTCATCCTCGGCATCTCCGCATCCACCAGCACGATCACCATATCCCGTCGGTATATCCCCTTGTCCGCCAGCACCGCCCCCATCTGGCGGATGAACTTCAGCAGCAAATCCTCCTCCTGCGGCAGCGGGATGAGCGGCAATGTCCCATATTGCGCCGCCATCGAGCCCGTCAGCACCTCATGCAGCCCGAGAGACGCACTTGCCTGCACGGCCGTATTCGCCGCTGCGCTCACTGGATCGCCTCCCACTCAGCCCAAGCCTTAAAAAACGCGCCCTCATGCTCCGGCCATGCCTGCATGAATCGCACCCACACCTTCTTGCGCGCCCGCCCCTTCGGCACCTGCGCACCACGGCGCGTCACCACCTTCGCAAATTCCACCACCCCATCCGTGCGCCCCTTCTTTTTCTCCCCCGAGAGCCATTTCAGGAAAGTCGGTTTCATCTTCACCAGCCCCTTCTGCTTCGCGATCCGCTTCCGCAGATTCGCGCGGAACGCCTCACGCCCCGCCTCATCCAAGCCCCGCACATCATCATTGAGATCCTTCGCCACAGGCGAGTATCCATGGATTGCCTTCACCCGCTTCCGCAGAGCCTCCGCGAAATTTTCCTCGCCAACAAACCAACCCCGGCCCGCCTCATCATTATCCGCCATCAGAAAAGCCGTCGCATCATTCCGCAGCGCGTATTCCAGCATCCGCTTCCAACTCGTCGCCCCCCGCATTCCGAAAACCGCCACCTGGGCAGGCCACTTCGCCTCCCAGCCCATCACATCGATCAGCGCCAGCGCATCCCACTGCCCCTCGCAGCAGAATATATACTTCGCCGCCTCACTGCCACCCTCCGGCAGCACCACAAAAGGCCACGCCCCCAGCCCCCGAGAGGTATCGCACTCCAGCCGCTCACCCTCCACCCAGCGATTCGAGTAGCGCCAGCTCGCCTTCTCCCCCTCCTTGCGAGGAGCCAAGCGCACATGGAAGCCGATATCCCTCACCACACCATCCACCACATCGCGGATCAGGAACGCCTCCCGCCACGCGCCATACATCATCACCCGCCCGCAAAGTTGCCGCCTACCAGCCCAAGCGATCACCTCTGGGCGAATGCCACGCCACACCGCCCAGCGCGCCACCTCAGCCCCATCCGTGTATAGCTCCGCGCAAGCCCGCTCCCACTTCAGAGCCGACTCACCCACCAGAGCGTCGATCACCACCGCCTCCTCTTGCGGCAACTCCCGCTTCGGCAGCGGCCTCGGGATCGCATCCCGCGAGCCGCCCAACCCCGCGAGTGCCGCCAGCGCATCCTTCGCTTGGATGAAATCCATCCCATGCGCCAACTGCATATACTCCACCACATCCCCCTTGGCATCGCAGCCAAAGCATTTGAACCAATCCCCACCCGCCTTCTCATGCAGGTGGAAAGAAGGTGTCGTCTCATTGTGGATGGGACAGCACGCCACCCAGGATGTCCCTGCTCGACGCAGGGACACCCCATCCCGCTCCAGCAACTCACGCAGAGTCACCCGAGCCTTTATTTCGCTCACATCCACCACAGGTTTTTTTTAGCCTCTCTATTTTTTAAGTTTTGCCCGCAGCTCGCGCACCACCGCCTGCTGCAGCATGTTGGTCGATGTCATCTCATCCAGCCTGCGAGCCAGTCTCCGGTTCTCTTCCAGAAGCCCAGCCACATCCATCGTGATTGGCGAGTGCGACTCGTGCATGAGCCACTGCATCTCCGCAGGCGAGAGCCTCCGAGTGCAGCCATTGCAAACAATCGCCACATCCGAAACTCCATCGTCGGGCCTCAATACGAAGCCCGACACATGCGACCCGCGCTCAGTCAACACCGCAGCCTTCGCCGCCGTCTCCTCGCGCCCTGTGGAGGAAAAATCCAATGCCTCCAACAAAATATCCTCCATATCTCCGAGGATTCTTGAATCACGATGCTCGATCACTTCCTCACCATCCGCATCCACCACAAATCGCACGCTCATTTCGATGCCTCCTTCAGCTTCGCCACAGCTTTATCATGCAGCTTCGCGATGGGAGCCACATCCTCGACCCAGCGTTCCAGCGTCTCTGGCGGCCATGAGAGGATGCCTTCCTCACCACCCACCTTCTTCTCCCAACGCTCCCAGCGGTTCAGCACGCCGTGATAGTTCAGGATGCCGCTTCCCTGGCCGCTCATCATCTCGATCTCTTCCTTCGTCAGCACCCGCTTGGCCTCAATGGAACGCTTGAGCACAAGCCCCGTCATCTTGTGCTTCACCGCCTTCGCCAGCCAATGCGCCTGCCAATCATACTCCAGCCCTGCGACCACGAAATAATGCTCCGCCGTCAGCTTCGGATGCCGCAGCCCTCTCGGCACATCGCTCACCGCCCGCGCCCGTTTCACCAAAGCCAAATCAAACTCCATCTGCGCCAGCATCGCCTCCACCTCACGCTCCCAGCCGTTACTGCGAACGAAGCTAAAAAGATCCGCCAGCGCCACCGCGCCCGCCGTATCCCAAGCCTTAAAAGCCGTGAGGATTTCCTTGATATTTTCCAGTGTCGTCGTCTCCGGCAAGTCCAGCCCCGTCGGAGTCCAGCGAGCCTTCGCCCCGTCCTCCACTTCCTTGCCGCCGCCAGAAACCGAGAGCGTCAGCTCCCACAAATCCAATCCCTCTTCTTGATTGCTCATTGTTTCCAGACCTCCACACCTGTTGATTCCGCCACGAAGACGAAGTTGATATTTGCGCGCTGCAGATCAGCGACGATGTTGTTAATCATCCACTCCTCTTGAGGGAGCGTGTATGCCGTCGTTAGGGGACGGTAGCCCTCGGCCTTTGCCTGTTCTTTTGTTATGGTTTTCATTTTTTGTTTTACACCTCGACTAAGGTGAATTTTCGGTTGCGCCAGTGCTTGGCTTTTTGAGCCTCGCTGTAGGCGCGACATTTTTCGGCAGCCCGCATATTGGACGCCGCAGGCAGGCCCAATTCGCGCTGCCAAAACTTTGCATTTTTGCTGATCGCAGCCCGCGAAACTGCGATCTTCAGTGCGTAATCCTGCATCGTCCCCAGCCCCGCTGTGAGAGCCAGATCCGCCGCATAAGCCAGACCAGCCGCCGTAAGCTTCGAGTTCGCACAATCAAGAAATCCCCCTACGATCCGCTCGATCGCCCGCACCTTGATTTTCTCAGCCTTCCGCGCCGCAGCCCGATAGTGCCAAGCCAGAATGCCACGACCCAAAATGGACCCCTGCTCGCTCGGGAAAGCCAGTTTTTGAACGACCAGATAATGCTGATCCGAAAGATGGCGCAGCTCTGGGGCCAATCGCTCAGGCAAATCCAGTTCGCTTTGCCAGAACTTCACATTCTTAGTAATCGCCGACCGCGACACATCGATGCTCGTTGCGTAATCCTGGATCGAACCGAGCCCGTATTGGAGAGCAAGACCACCCGCAAAGGTAAGCCCAGCCGCCGCCAGCTTCGTATTGGCGCAGTCGAGAAAAACCCCCGCGATGCGAACAATCGCCCGCATCCTAATTCTCTCTGCATTGCGTGCAGCCGCTGCGTTGTGCCAATCGAAAATCCTCTGCGCCACATCCAGCGATACTCCCAGACTCTCAGCCAAAAGTTCTGGCGTTGGATTCAACTCCTCCAGCACAGCCCCCATCACCACATTCAGAGGAATGCCCAGCACCTCGGCCAACAACTCGTGCGAGGGATTATCCAGAGTCCCATCCAGAGCCTCGGTGACATTAGGGGAGTAGGAGGCCGACACGCGCTCCGCCGCATCCGTCAACACGCCCAGCGACACACGCCGCGAGCTATGCGACCGAGGATCCTCGACATCCGGCACCGCCGCCGAACCCAGCGTCCTACGCTGAGCGGGGGTGAGATTTTTCTCGAACTCATCAAAGGCCAGCACATACAAAGCCTCCTGCCGGCGCTTATGAGCGTGATACTCGTCATCCACACTCATAACCCGCCTCCCGTAGTGTTACAAAAAAGTGTTACATTCCCTAATGAATCCCAATCTTGACACGGTAGGGGTCGGCAGTTCGAACCTGCCATCGCGCACCACTCTTCAAGCCCATGTAGCCCCATACGGCTCCATACAGAACTTGAAAGTGTGACAGTGAAGTGTGACAATGAAATTGTAACACTTCTATGAAAACCCCGCCCCGCGCCCCCTCTCCTGCCCTCAAAGTCAAAGGACTCTACCTTCGGGGCACCACTTATTGGTATGCCCGCCAGATTAACGGGAAGAGAAATTTCGTGTCTCTGGAGACGGGAGACCCCTTCAAGGCGGTTCAAGCGATTTCGGCCCTCACCAACGCCGAGGCTCTGAGCGACGGCGAGTGGTTGGAGTTTGCCGTTCTCGATTATATCCGCTTTTGCGAGTCGAGCGCGAAGTGGACGGCAGCCTCGCTGGACGCGAAGGGGCCTGTCTTGAAGCAGTGGGCGAAATGGACGGGGCGCGTGGAGCCTTCCCAAGTGACGACCGATCGCATTCGGGCCTACCACGATTTTCGCTGCACGCAGGTTGCCCGAAGCACGGCCTACGGGAACCTCATGACCATTCAAGGATTTTTCAACTGGTGCAAGGAGGTGAAGCGCACCTGCGCTTCCAACCCCGTTACCCCGCTGACCGAAAGACGAAGCACCCAAAAGATCAAGGCTCCGAAGCCGGGCGTGCGAAAGAAATTCTGCGAGCCCGAACTGCGCGACAGCCTGATCCTTGAGTGCCCCAGGGAAGAACTGAAGTATGTTTTGTTTTGTGGGTTTCATGCCGGTTTGCGGTTTAATGAAATTGTGGAGTCCAAGGCCGACTGGTTCGACTTGAAGGCGGGACTGCTCCACCTGCGCAAACACGCGGGAATCGACTTCAAGGACAAGGAGGAGCGAACGATCCCCCTCACGGGAGAGTTCAAAGGCTTCTTGCAAAAATTCGGGCTTCACAAACCCTACATGATCGCCCCCGATGTGGAAAAGGGACGCAGCCTCTACCGCTACGACTTCACCCGCCCCTTCAAGGAGTATATGGAGGAGAAGGGCTGCCCGTGGGTGACGCCCCATGTGATGCGGCACACCTTCGCGAGCCTCCTCGCCAGTGCCGGATGCTCGATCTTCAAGATCGCGCAGTGGATGGGAGATGATGTAAGAGTCGTGGAGAGACATTACGCGAGACTTATCCCTTCGGACTCCGAGATTGAGCTTTTGTTCGGGCGGCGCAGCGAAGCGCCTCCATCCCTTCCAAGACCACGCGCTTCCACGCCCCAAGGCACTCGTCGTAGTCGAAAAGGGTGAGTCGGTTGCCCGTGACTCTCGGGGAGAGCCAGCCTGCCCGCCGCATGAGCGCGAGCATCTGCCCGCCGCCGACGATGCGCTCGGCATCCTCGACTCCCACGGCTCCACGCCGCTCGGCCATGATGACAGAGTATTTCATTACTTCTTTTTTCGCTCCTCTTTGTTTTTGAGTTCCTGAAGGGCGTGGGCGACGACGCGGCTCACGGGGACTTCGATGCCGCCGTTTTTGCAGCGGCTTTTGACCCAGTTGTGAAGCTCCACGGGGAGCGAGACATTCAGTGCTTTGTAGTTCATTGGAAATTTGACGCTGACAATCATTTCATCGCTGAAAGTGATTTCAACACTAAAAATAAAAAAGTTTTTTAGTGCGCTTTTTTACTTGACATCGGCTCTGGGAGAGGGTTTGCGGGCTATGGGGGGATGACCCCATGTTGCCACCGCTGCCATTGCTGCTATTGTTTACAGCAAATGAAAAAGAAACTACCCGGACAAAAAAGCGTTGTGACAGGTGTGTCGCTTCCGCCCGATTTGGACTCCTGGGCGAAGAATTACGCGAAGCGCTCTACAGGAGATCCTACAATGAAATCCAGCTTCAGCCTGGTGGTGCAGCAGGCATTGCTTGAGTTCAAGGCGCGGATCGAGCGCGAGGAGGCTGCGGATGGCCCTCACGAGCCGGCGGGAAAAGCATCGAGCACCAAGAAGAAGACTCCAGCGGCCCCTTCGAGTGTTGGTGCAGGGACTATCAGTCCATCCGCGAGTTCCGCCACTTTGTCCTCAACGGCTGGGAAGGATCGCTACCGAAGGGCTGGATAGGAGACATTCACGATATCACAGAATATACCACAGATCCGCCGTGAATCCCTGATTTTATCGGCCTCTGCGGGTGTCAAGAGAAAGTTTTTGGAATTTTTTCTACCCCTTGCGCGGGTGGATGCGGATGAAATCTTTTGCGAGGCTTTTGGTTCGGATTTTGCGCCACACGCCGTCCCCGCTTTCACTGTCCCGATCCCCCCGCCCGTTTGTGTTCCCCTCGACGGTGACAAGATTTTTTCCATCGTCTTCGAGGACGATGCCGACATGGGAAAAGTCGAATGTGACGAGATCGCCTGGCTCGGCTTGGTCACGCTCGGTGAGGAGAGTTGTCGTCTTAGGACGCGCTCGTGCCCACTCGGTGAGGCCGTAGGCGCGGGCGGTTTTTGGTCGCCATTCTTCTGGCTCTCTTGCTAGCCCAAGCCATGCGACGACGCCTGGGCTGCGGAGCCACTCAGCGATCGTGAAATCCACGAACGCGGCGCACCATGGCCACGCTCCAGGCGGAAGCTCGGTGGCTTGCTGGTAGGTGACGATTCTGGCCCCTCGGTTGTTGCCGCCTTGCTCGCGGACGCCGATTTCGGCCTGTGCGATGGAGAGGAGTCTGTGGATCATAGCGGGATGCCAAGCGGCTTGCGTAGCGCGAAGGCGAGCAGGCGGCCTGCGGGGACGCGGAAGATGTAGAGGAGCGTGCCGCCGAGGGAGGCGACGAGGACGAGGATGATGAGGTTGCGATGGGCGATGGCGGCGGAGGCGCGGGTGAGCTTAGTGGTAGCCTTGGTGAGAGCGAGTGTGGTGACGAGGAGTTCAGCCTCGCGGGCGGAGTCGGCGGCGGCGAGGGTGTCGAGCTGTGTGCTGGCGAGCGTGAGAGCCTCGGTGGTTTCGGTGAGGTCTTTTTGGAGGGTGGCGATTTCTTTTTGGACGGGAGCGGGAGCGGTCGCGGCGATGCGCTTGGCTGTGGAGGTGGCGCGGGTGGTGGCGGCGGTGGCGCGGGCCAAGGTGCTGGCCGTGGCCCCGATGACGGGAGCCGACGGGCTGGCGACCCTCTTGCTTGCGCAGCCTGTGAAGGCGGCGATGAGGAGATAGGCGAGCAAGACGAGGAGCGCGGTGAGTTTAGCGTTGGTGTTCATGGCCGGAGGAGCGGGCTTTTGAGCAGGTAGCCGCAGAGTCCTATGGCCCCACCGGCAGCGGCGGCGAGGGCGAGACGGCGTAGGTCGGTCAATATCGCCGGATCGGCGAGGACGATGACGAGGGAGTTGAGCGTGCCTGCTATTGTGGCTGCGAGCAGGCTCTGCCAGATGGCGCGGCGCGTGCGTCGGCTCATCGATGATTCCAGTCGCGGATGAGCTTGACGAGCGTGAGCAGGCCGACAGCGAGGCCGATCACGACGGAGCCGACGCGCATCCACATTTCGAGTTGCGGCAGGAGGCTGTAGAGAGCGGCCCCTATGCTGGTGCTCGCGCCGACGACGCCTGTGGCGAGTGTTTTGAATTGATGTTCGTCCATATTAGAGTTCCTCGGAGCTGAGAATCGGGGCGTTGCGACCACGGAGGGACTCGGCGGCACGGGCTATGCCTGCGTCGTCGCCCCAGTAGGCGCGCGTGCGCCACGAGCCTTCGTAGTCGTAGGTGTAGAGTGTGTTTGCTCCGGGTGGGTAGAGGTAGGCGGTGATGGCGTGGCCGAGCAGACGCCCCTGGAGCCGGTAGCTGTAGCGCACGACCTTCGCCGTGATGCCTTGGCGTTTGAGCCCCTGCGACATGGCGATGGCCGTGGGTAGGCAGGCGTTGCGCTCCCTCGCCATCCATGGCTCGGGGCTTTGCGGTGTGACCGCGCAGCCTGTCGAGCCGAGGAGAGCGAGGATGAGGAGCAGCGCCTTCATGAGTCTGCGACGAAGGTTAGGACGCCATCGACCGCCTTGAGGGCGTGCGTGCCGTAGATAGGAGTCTGCGGCAGGCGGGTTTCCAGCGCCATGAGGCGCTGTAGCACCGCCGCGAGCTGTGTGAGGCTCGCCGCCCCGATCTCAGCGGGCGTGATCGAGTCTGGCCCGCTGATGTGCTGCGACTTGTGCGGAATCGGTGGCTCTTTGCAGACTTGCCAGGTCTGCCGCTCGGGTATGAAGACCCAAGTGCGGCCAGCATCGGTGTGGACTTGGTAGTCCACCGGATCGGTAGGGAAGCTCATGGCCTAAACCCCGAATTTCACACGACCCGAGAGACTGATCCGGCCTGAGAGACTGACCTTGCCGCCCACGGGAGCTGGGGCGAGCAGAGTCCAGCCGTAGCCGAGACCAGGCGCGCCGCCGACTGTCCAGCCACCGAGGCCCGTGAGCTTCCAGTATACGCCGCTGACGCTGACGACATCGTCTTGGCCGTAGTCGGTGAAGTTATCCCACTCTCCACGGTAGTTCGCCGGGTTGAGTTCCAAGCCATTTCCGTTGTTGTAGAGTTCGGCGACTTCTGCATCATTCAATGCGCGGCTCCAGATGCCCACCGCATCGATTTGTCTTGCAACAGAACTCACTCCACCTGCTGGATCACCATTGATACCAAATGGGTTATCGCTATTATTGTTCAAGTCTAAAGTATTTGAACTATCAGAAGCAACAACAACCCCATCAACGTATAATGTTCCACTGCCAGCATTGGATACCAATACGATATGATGCCACGTGTTTGCTGTTACAACGTTAGGTGAACTTGCTGCATTCCATGTAGATATATCTCCAAACTGAACGCTTCCATCCGACATTGTGTAAAACCCCGCTCCTACATATTGCGCGAGAAACACATCATAATTATTTAGCTGTGTTGAATTTACCCAGCAACCCATAGTAAATGATGTCCCGATATTAAATGGAGCAACCGATAAACAATTTGTTCCATTAAAAACAGCAGCATTTCCAATTTTGCCAGCAGCAAATGAAACGCCATTGTTATTTGTAAGGGTGCGGTTGTTGCCGGAGGAGTCGGAGAGGTCAGAGAGTTTATAAAAAGCCTGTAGGTTGTCTGTAAGTGCCATAATTTTTGTTTTGTTTTTACTGCGTTAAATTTGTTTCCACACACGGAGAGCGCGGCGTCAACGCACCGCAAGGCCGGAGGGAGTGACTCCCTCCGGCGCGAGTTGGCTTGTTGAATTAAGCCGTGATGCTTTCTACCCAGGCGTTGCTGATGCTGATGTAGCGGCGAAAGTCGGTGGTATCGAGCCACTCCCTCCCGTCGATGTGCTCAGGCGCGGTGTCGCTGACGACGAGCTTGATTTGCTTGGTGTTCAGCTCAAGCATACGGACAACATCCATATCAGCATTAGGCACATATGTGCTTCCAAGACCATTGGAACCATACCATGAAACCCTAACCTCGTCATTTACCTTAAGAAAACCTTCTTCAAAATTTAGCTTTGAATTGCCATAGTTGCTGGTTATTTCCCCAGGCTTGAGAGTTAGCTCATCACCCGAGAGTGAAACAACTAAGCCTTCTTGCGTAGAAACCTTTGCAAGATTCTTAATCTCGCCGCCGAGGATGTCGATGTTGCCATTGACTGTGAGCTTCTCTGTAGGAGCCTCTGTGCCGATGCCGACTTTGCCGTCGTTGCCGACGAAGAGATCGGCGGTCGCGCCTGTGCCGACTTCCATGCTCTGCGCATTCACTGTGACCCCGGTGATGGTGCCGCCGGTGATGTTTACAGCATCCGAGTTCTGCGTGGACATGGTGCCCAGGCCGGCGAGTTGTGACTCGGCGGTGTTCAGGCGGCCCTCGTGGTTGTCGGTGACATCGCGGACGCTTTGCACATCGCTCGTGCGGTCGGAGACCTCTGTGGCGAGGGCGTCGCGGACGCTCTGGACGTCGCTGGTGCGGTCGCTGATCTCGGTATCGATGCGACCATCGACGCGAGAGACTTCGCCTTGGCGGTCGGAGATTTCCGTATCCACACGGCCGTCGAGGCGGCTCACTTCGCTGGTGCGAGTGGAAACCTCGGAGTCGATCGCGCTGAAGGCTGCGGTGACTTGTGCTTGGAGTTTGCCGAAGGCGCTCAATACCGAGTCACTTGCGGTGATGGCGGCGTTGGTAGCCAGCGAGAGGCCACTGAGGAGCACGGCGCGGACGCGATCGGGGATCGAGTCGGTGAGGGTGCTTACGGTGGTGTTGATCGCTGTATCGGCGGCAATGCGGGCATCGCGCTCGGTGTTGAGGGCCGTCGAAGCGGACTCGGCGAGGCTGGTGATGGCCCCATTGATGCTGCTATCAGCGCTCTGAAAGGCGCTTACGACTTCCGTGAGGGAGTCGAGAGCGGCTGGGTCGATATTTGAGAGGACATTATCCACTCGGGTATTGACGGCTGCGAGATCGCTGGCAAGAACCCCTTCGGCTGCGAGGGCGCGGGTTTCCTCGGCAGAGACGGCTGCGGCGCGAGCTGTCTGCTCAGCAGTGATAGCTGCTTCGCGGGCCGAGACTTCGGCGGCGAGAGCGGTTTCCAGGCTGTCGATGTCGCCAGCGAGAACGCCTTCTGCGGCGAGCGCACGGGTTTCTTCGGCAGTGACGGCTGCTGCGCGGGCGGATTGCTCGGCGGTGATAGCTGCTTGGCGAGCTGTGACTTCGGCATCGATTGCAGCCTGAAGACCAGCTTCGGCGGCGAGAGCGCGAGTTTCTTCGGCGGCGACCGCTGAGGCAGAGCTGGATGTCAGGTTGGCGATGGTGTCCGCGAGGGAACCGTCAGCATCTTGAAAGGCAGCGACGACCTCTGTAAGCGAGTCGAGTGCAGCAGGATCGATATTGGACAGGACATTATCCACCCGTGTGTTCACGGAGGAGATGGCTGTCTCGCGGGCTGTGCGCTCGGTGTTGATCGCTGACTCACGAGCGGATTGCTCGGCGGAGATGGCTGCGGCGCGGGCGGTCTGCTCGGTGGAGATGGCTGTCTCACGAGCGGATTGCTCGGCGGAGATAGCTGCGGCGCGGGCAGTCTGCTCGGTGGAGATCGCTGTGGCACGAGCGGATTGCTCGGCAGTGATCGCCGCTTGGCGTGCTGTGACCTCGGCAGAGAGGTCGGTATTGATCTGAGCCTCTACGCCTTGAGCGCGAGTGGCTTCGGCATCGATGGCGGATTGCAGGTCGGAATCTGCAGCGATGCGGGCATCGCGCTCTACGCCCAGGGCCGAGGTGGCGGCTGTGCTGAGTGCTGTAATGGCATCGCTCAGCGAACCGTCAGCATTTTGAAATGCTGTGACGACCTCTGTAAGTGAGTCGAGCGCAGCGGGATCGATATTCGAGAGAACATTGTCCACGCGAGTGTCGATACGAGCGATCTCGGTCGTGCGGGTGGAAACCTCTGCGGCCAAGTCGGTCTGGAGCGCGGTGACTGCCGGTGCGGCTGCTACGCGAGCGTCGGTGTAGTAGAGGTTGGTGGTGCCTTCGGCGATGTTATCCGTCGTGCGAGGACGAAGCTGCCAGGCTGTGCCGTTGAAAATCCACGAGCGGTCGCCCGAGGTGAAGATGTCGTTGAGGGCCGGTGAAGGCGGGAAGTTTAGAGCTGCCATATTATTTATTTATTGTTTTTTTGTTGTTATACTGACGTTTGTATCCAGTTGCCCCCGACATAATCGTAGGCAATGAAAGTGGTCGAATCGATCCAGCGGTCGTTTTCCTCTGGATCGGCGGGCGGAGTCGGGCCATTGAACACGCTATCGCGCGAGATTTTCTCGTAAGCTGTTCCTGTCCATGCGTAGGCCACGGTTTCTGCCATGTAGATTTTGCCCTTATCGCCCTGAGCGGGGAATTGGCTCACATCGGTGAAGTCCAGCACATCGTCGCGGTTGTTAATGATCTGCGAGACGAGGAGCGGCGTCATCCACTTATCATTAGCCGTTCCTGCAAGCGCTTCGGCGAGAGTGGCTTTGTAGTCGGGCAGCGAGCCGGGAGTGCCCTCGGTGCCTTTGATGTAGTCGTTGGTGATATTGATCGGCAGCGGGCGGGAGGTCTGGGTGCAGAGCGTGCCGCCGACCTCGTATTGCCACTCGATCTCCAGAGTGAGCGGCACGCGCTCGGGAGAGTCGGCAAAGAGCGCCTCCATGGCGACAGTATTAAGATCAAGCGTAAAGGTATAGGTGGGGGCGGGATCACCCTCTGGCGTCGAGACGACCCATTCGTTGGAAAACACGATGAGCGCGCCCTCTTGGTTGCCAGGTGCCTTGATGCCGACTCGCCCCACGGCCCCCTCGGGCAGCGCGCACGGCACATGGCCGCGCGTGAATCGCACCTCGACCGGCATGCGGTCGTGCCTCGCCGCCCACAAACGCTCCAAGAATCCCCCATTCCAAGAGGACGGCTTGCGAGTGTCTATGTCGAGCGATAGGCGCATTACCCGCACGCCTTGGCGTCAACTCTGCTCGGCGGGGTTCACCACGGAGGACACGGAGAGGGGAAGCTAGACCTCGACCCACGAAAGCACGCCATTCACGGAGCGGAGGGCGTAGGTGCCGGAGGCGGGAGGGGCGGGGATACCGAGATTGACGCGAGCTTGCGCTGGGGTGGTCGCGCCTGTGCCGCCCCCTTCGACGGTGCGGACTCCGTTGGTTTCGACTGTGGTTGCGTTAAATTTTTTGTCCATTGTTAAAAGCGGATTTGTTGATACTCACCATTCACGCGGCAGTTGATGATCCCACTGCCATCTGGCAGGGAGACGCTTGCGGAAATGATTTCGCCGTCCAACTTGAACTTATCAAAGATAGCTTGCGCTGAAGCCGCATCATCTGGCTCAGCTTGGGAATAGAAAGAAAGCTCCCGCAGCAGTGCTTGGCGTTGCTCGTTCCAGAGCGGACGGCTTTGGAGGATTTTAGTTTGCTCGTCTGTAATATGCAGGTCTGTGCGGACCTTCCATTCGCCGTTGATTAGTTCGATTGTTTTCATATCTGTCCCTCAAAAATATTGCCGTTCATGTCGATGCAGTTCTGTTGGAACGCCAATAGCCTGACGCGGCCAAAAACGATATTACTTGTCATTGAAATCACCGACCCACCCTGTTGCCCGCTGACTTGGAATCTAAACCCCTCTGGGTAGCCGTTGCTTGCGGGAACATTGAGGCTAGCGTTTGTGACATAATAAGGAACTCCGTTTTGCAATGGAGCACCGCCGACAAGCCCAGAAAAAATCACACAATCACCCTCCCGGAAATTACTTGGACCAAGAAATTTTGTGCCAGGATTTGCCGTCGAGTAAATGCTGATCCAATTTACACCGTTGTAGCTTACAACCGCACTCGACGGGGGAGCGGAGAGAGAAAAGGGCGAATCTGCCCTGCAGCCGATATACTTGCCTGCCGCCACGCCAGCCCGAAAAGCCTCAAACCCTCCAGAACAATTTGTAAAAGTGCCCGAAGCATGGCTATAACCACCAAAGCTACCCAGTCCTCCAGAGCAGTTCGTGAATACTCCACTTGCCGCAGGCGAGTCCAGAAATGCTCCGTTTACGCCGAAGCTGAAGTCTTCGGCCTTGCAGTTGATAAACTCGCCACTCGCCTCGCCTACCAAGTCACTCTCGCTACCATCCCCCCCAAAAGAGCCATATCCCGCCTCGCAGTCTGTAAACTTACCGCTGGCAAGCCCCCCGCTCGCAAAACTATTAGGCCCCGATTTACACCGAATGTATGTCCCGCTGGCCACAGGCCGCTTCGCACCAGAGGAGAAAAGAGTAGAGCCAAACGACGCAAACTCCGCAATGCAACCGATAAAAGTCCCGCTGACCTCTCCTCGGGCTCCAAATCCTTTTATACACTTGCAATTTTCGTAAACCTGAAGCGGCTTACTATTTGCTGGATTGAGTTCCGCCAAAACCTCAATTCCAACAACCCGGATGTTATTGGCACTAACAGACAAGGACTGAAGAACCTGAAATTTCAACCGCACAGCAGGCGATTGAAAGCAACTTCCCAGTCCAATCACATCTACAAATTCTGCATCAAAAGTCAGAGTGCCAGTCAAATTATATGTGCCCGGTAAGATAATGAGAGCCGCCCGGTTTGAACTTGACTTCGCCACGCCATTTGGCTGCAAGAGTTTTGCAGCATTATATTTGTCGGCAAGGTTGTCGCCAGGCTGGGCAATGATGTAGCTACTGGTCGAAAGAGGGAGCCGGGCATCGACGTGCCCATCCAAATCGACTTTGCGCACGGCGTCGTTGTCCTCTACTGGTGCGCCAAGGTTTTTGAGAGTGCGCTCGCCTACTGAGAGGCTCGCGTCATCACCCCAGTTCAAAACAACCAGGGTGTTAGAGTAAAGAGACCGCTCTTCAAAGCTCAAAACCGAATTACCCCATCCACTTTTGATTCCGTAGGAAGTAACAGCGACATACTCTTCAGCATCGTGAGCAGTGCCTCGCACCACGCGAAGCTCACCATCTTGGTTGCTAATTTTAACGTTACCAGAAACCTCAAGCCGCTCGGTTGGAGTCTCGGTGCCGATACCGACATTACCATTGATCGTAATGCCATAAGCCTGCTCTACAAGTATTCCTGCGGGGTCTATGTCACCGTCTTCTCTTTCCCAATTTACAACTTGCCAAGGGTAGGCGCGATTTTGAGTGTCGTTACCATACAATTTATCTTCACCGCCGCTAATAAGCCAATACCCCCCATACAAGTCACCATCCACATATACATCCCAATAAACATCAACATTCTGAGAATTTTTATATTGTGGTTTCCCATTTCTTCTATCGGGTTGCTCCACATAAAACCCGTTAAAAAGATTATTAGATAATCCTGTAACTATAAGCCCTTGAACTTTAGGAACCGCGCTAATGGCGTTGCGGAAGTTAGCTGCGACATTGGTATTCTCGGCATACGGGCCAAAAGAGACCGCGCCATCACTAATGCTTAGTGCGGTCGCACCATTTACTATATCCCAAAGCTGCGCGGCCTGGTCAACAAAGCCCTGAGCACCGTCAGGCTCGCCTTCCGCGTCAGAATCAAAGCGACGGCGCACAGTGTTTATCGCAGCACGGAAGTTTTTTTTAAGCGCGGCGGCTGGCTCCAGATTTCCTCCAGCTAAGTCAAACTGCTCGCCAGCTAAATAAACTTGGGAATCCTCAATTTTTAGAGCAGGCGCATCATTGGCAGGGTCCCACAACTGCATCGCAGCGCGAGCGACGTGCGGCGAGTTCAACTCGCTGGCGGCAGGAGCCGCCCCGATGGCTGCGCGGAACTTGTCGGGAAAGCTAACAGACCACGGATTATCCGTATCCAAAGAAGTATCCAAAGTGCCATCGCATTTTAGTGCTGTGCGAGCGGGGACTTCACTATCGCCCAGCTCCATCGCCATTGGAGCTATGTCTGTATTAGGTGTTCCGTCTATTACAAAACCTTTTACAGCCCCGATATCGGCAGGTGTGAGCGCATCTGCAGCGCCTGCGGCGTGGGTGGATTGGTGAGCGATGGTGGATTGAAGAGCCATATGATGTTATGCGTGAGCGATGTAGTATTTTTGACCAGCCACGGTGCCGATGAGGCGTATAGCGTTTGTGGCTACGGTATTGCCCTCGAAGCACAGGGAGGCCCCGCCATCGAGGCGTAGGGTCGATGTGCTAGCCACGCCTCCGAGGGAGAGGTGCATGGTGGCGGTGGAGAGGTTTTGAATGAGCAGGTATTTGCGGGAGGCATTGGCTACGAGCACCTCGCTGGAGGTGAGAGCGGCTGTGCCCGTGACTTCAGCCAGGGAAACCCCTGCCGCCGATCCGCCGAGCGTGACAGGCACGCTGCCGCCACCATTTTTGAGCCAGGGAGCGGGATCCGCGCCGCCTACAGTATTCAGGTCGGCCAGCATCACGACCTCCTCGGCGTTCATGCCATCCTCGTAGAAGATGGTGAGTTGGTCGGAGTTGGAGTGTGCAGTGGTATCGCAAGCCAGTGTCACCACCGTATTTCCCGATGCTTGGTAGTTCGTGGCCCCCAAGCCGGGGGCGGCGAAGTTGTAGATGATCTGCCCGAGCGTGGCATTCACGATGAGGAGGAGGCGCGCTTGCGGGATCGTGATGCCTGTAATAGTGACTCGGCGGGCCGCCGCGTCGAAAGTGTAGAGATTGGCAATTTGCTTCATATTTTTTACATTAAAATGTCAACCCAGCGCGATGGTGAGCGCGATTTGCTGGGCGGCGGCTTGCGGTGGTGGTGGCGGCTGTGGCTGCACCTCGTCTGTGCGCGTGTAGTCATTATCCACCACAAACGCTACCGAGCGGCTCGTCTGCCGCGCCCCGCGATACGACCACTCGACCTCCAGCACGAAGCTCACCTGGGCCAATTCCCCGCTCGGCGAGGAAAAGGCATCCACAAGCTGCTGCGTAGCCAGATTCAGCGGAAAAACATAATACGCCGCCGCGCCATGCCCCACCTTGCGCCACTCCGCGCTCCCAGCCACTAACGCACCGGAGTAATCGCGGGCATTCTTGATCGAGAGCCTGCCGGTGGCCGTATGCGGGAGTTCCCTACCCGCCCCACCCTGCGTGAAGCGCACATGCACGGGAAATGTGTCGCCCCGTCGCGCCGAGAGCGATTGCACGGCACTGCCCGTGTAGTCGCTCACTGCCAAAGTGTCCAGATCGATCGAAAGGCGCATTTTTTACTCCGCCCGCGCGTCAACCCACCGCCCCAGCGGGCACTGCGCCGTGGCCAGACGCGCCTTGAGCGGCATGTAGCACCCACACTCACCGCATACGCCCGCGTGGTAGCTCGCGCACTCGCGGCAGATGCTCAAGCGCCCCTCAGCCTGCGCGAGCGGGAAGCCCGCCTTGGCCCAAGTAGAAATCTCGCCCCCAGCGCGATAGGCTGCCGCGAGCGGGTTCATACAGGGATAAAGACCATATCGACCTGGAGAGCTAAAGTGATCGCCGCCTCTCCATAGGGCGTGTATACGAGACTCAACGCCGCATTTTCCCCCACGCTCACGACCTCCGTGGTATAGTAATCCGTATAGTCGATCGCCGCCCCGACCTCGATCATCCCGCCTTGGTAGCCTTCCTGCGGGAAGAATAATACCAAGTAAAAGCCCGCCACTTCTGACCCGTTGCGGAATATTTTGACCCGCCACATCTCGGCTTCACCGAAGAGCGTCCGCTTCGCGAGCGGCACTTGCTGCGGGACGCTCCCGACGACTTGCATAAATCTCGCTGTCGCTGTGAGCGGCCCAGTGGGCAACCCCACCAACACACCGGTGATCTTTGGCTTGTAGCCGCTCGGCACGCGCAGTGCGTCGGGGCAGGCAGCCACCGCAGGCACTCCCGCACGGCGGTAGCACACCTTGCGCTGCCCTGCTACGGGGAGTCTCGACTTAATCGCCCCGATCGTATTTGGAGGGATAATGAAAGCATTGCAGCGCGAAAAGTTACCGCTTATTGAGCCTACAGACCCCGTGCTGGAATAAAGGCGCAACGCCCCACTCGCCCCCGTCCACCCGCCAGCGTTCCAGACATTGATGCGGGCCGTGCTCCCCTTTGGGAGAAATTTCAGAAAAACATTACCCCCACCCACCTGATTCGCCCAACCGTCCTCGAAGACCTTCACTCCATCGACCATGAGATCGTCATCAGCACCTATATCCCCGGTAAAAAGCCATCGATCATCCGCGTATGGCCCCAGGATATGATCCGGTAAATTGGATGCGCCAACATCGCCAGGGAGATTAAAACCCCACGGAGGACTCGACTCAATATACGATGTATCAGGCACGCCGCCCTGCACGATCGACCGCCACACAGTCAGTGCCGCCCCGTCGCACACATTGCCTCGGTCATTTGGCCCGCCTGCATTATCGAGGTAGGCTACACCAAGCGGGTTCGCCGTGTCCTGGTAGGAGCCCCATTCGAAGGTGGCGCGGTTACACACATGCCCCGCGCCCGAGCAGCCAGGCAGTCCGTAGTTTACCTGCATGAGTCCGCCCTCCCAGAGCTTTGCGGCCCCAGGGAAGTCGAGCCAAGTCAGTTTGCGCGTGGACTCCGTCGGGCAGTCGTCATAGAGGATCTCGCCCGCCTTGGACTCGATGATGACATGGCCCACGCCAGGGTGGCAACCATTGTAGGCGCAGCGGAACCAGATCCACCCCTCCCCCGGCGAGCCGCCCTCGCAGCACACCTCCACTACGGGGTCGCAAGCGGCGCTCATGCACCCTCCTTCACAAAGATCGATAGGTTTGCCATAGTTCCTGGCGCGATGTCTTGCGGCACATGCAGGCGATACACGCCATGCCGCCCCTCCATAGGCACGGCGGCGCGGCAGACCTGCATGGTCTCGCCTGAGGTAAAGTCATACCCCAAGTCCTCGCGTGCGCCACGGTATCGGCTGGCAGTGGACTCCTGCACACGGGCAAAAGTCTTCACCCCCAGCCTCGCGGCGAGACTTGGAGTGAGCGCGCCTGCCTGCGTCGTGTAGAAGAGTATGCTCACGACGCCCGAGAAGGCCGCACGGAGATAGAACTCACCCCAACTCACGCCAGGGAGCAGGGGAATTTCGGACTGGAAGGCACACACCCGCCGCTGCCCGTCGAGCGCCTCGCCCACATAGTCGGCGTAGTTCACATCCGTCTCAGTGGCAATAGCCTGTAACACAACGCCTGCCGTGCGTAAGACGCCCTGCCTACCCCTCGGGGTCGCCGCCGGAAGAGCGAATTTCCAATCGCTCGCCGCCATATCGGTCGGCGTGAGCAATCCCGCTTGCACGAGAGCGCTATCGGTATAAAAAAGCGGCGGCTTTTTACTGGCTGGCACGCTCGCTGGCACCGAGGCCGCGCTATTGCTACTGGCTACGGAAGCCGTGCCGCCACGTGTGCGGACCCGCACTCCGCTCGTCCAGGACGAGCGAGTAGCCCACTGGGCCGAAGAAGCATTTGTGAGCAACTCAGCCAGCACCTCGCCCAGCGTGAAGTCGCTCGGCAGCACCGTGCCGCCAGAAGTCACATCGGCAGGCACCTCCTCCACGATAAATTTCACCTCATAGCGATCCACGAGGAATGACCCTACTGTATTCAGATTGGCACAGCCCACGACCCCGCCCGACTGCTGCCCCGCATCGGTGAGATTGCTTTGAAAGCCATCGGGATACGGCCCCTCGAAGATCGCAGTCATCTCGCCAGTCTCCTGCGGCGTGCCCCAGAATCTCAAGCCATCCGGCGAAGACCCCCAGTTCAGCCCCAGCGGGATAGTGCCCTCGCGAGTCCACCGCGCATTCCTATACCTCGCCCCCCGTAGCGTCACATCGTTATATGGCTCCACAGACATGCCGCCCGCCACGACCTTGCGGAACAAGCGCACGACGGCATCGGGAAAGACGCGCCCTATCTCCATGCGCGCTGAGAAAGCTCCCACCATGCGGAAGGTGACTCCATCGCGAAATACCGACTTATCATCCAGCAAGGTGCTGATCCTGCCCACGCCTTCAAAAGCGGCAACCAGCGTGCGCTCGACCTGCATACTTGTCGCCAAGACACACACCCCTGCAAAGGAAGCCACGGTAGCCGGCGTCGTAACGATACTGAAACTCGCCGAGAGCACACCCACCGCTGCAAAAGTCGCCTGAATCTGCACGATATTGCCATACTCTGGACTCCACCGCACCGCCAGCGTGCCCACGCTTTCAAACTTCACCTCGATCGTAAGTAGCGACTGGAAAAGAGCAGAAAACCCCGACTCAGCAGTGAAGTAGCATACGAAATCGTCTATTTTATTCTGAAGATCGACCTGAATTGAGGCTTGACCACCGACCACCTCATTTCCCCACTGCGTCGCAAGCGGACCGAAAAAACTCGGCGATTTGGCATTATAAGTCGCTGCCCTACCCGTGTGCCACACCACCGCGCCATCGACTGTGATATGCCCATACTCCCACAAAGCCACAACCGTAGGAGCCTCCAGCATAATGACATCATATAAATTATAAATCGATACAGCATATCGTTTTCCATCATTCGTCACGATCGCCGCAGAGATTCTTCTATCTCCCACGCCTGGCACATATCGGGCATGTGCAAACGACCTCACCTGCAATGCAGTGTAGGAGGAAAAGTCAAACAAACCGAGTGGACCCGATAATTTTCCGGCAGTAGTAATACCGATATAGGAATTCAGGGAATCGTATCTACCAGATACGCTAGCCAATCCCGTAGCCCTCTGGTAAGCCACTAACCGCCCTTCCGAACTAAGGCTAAGGCTGGTCAGAATACCATCCGCACCGACATACAAACCCGAACCCACCGAGACGGCCCGTATGAGATTTCCAGATGCCGCCAAGCGCCTGTGCGTGAAAGACCGGAGGAGAAACGAGCGGTCAGTCGTGAGCCAAAAAACGCAACCATTTTTATCGCGGAGCGTGAGAGAGGCGTATGAACCATCCTCGCCCGCCTCGCATTCCTCGATAAAACCCAGTGCTACGCCATCGATCACATCCCCCGGCTTAAACTCTTGATATGTCCAATCCCCCAAAAAGTAACGGTAGCACCACACCGCAGACCCGTCGCGTCGCCGCACGGCAAAATCCATGCCACTGGAGGCGCGCACTTCCACGCAGTCGGTGAGGCCAGAAAGGCCGCCAGGCACCGAGCCGCCAGCAGCCCGCAGCACACGATCGGCGTCAATGTAGAGAGAGGCAAGACTTGTTGACGAAGAGGCTGTGCCGTTTCTTAAAACGCAAGCCGAGAGCACAGGCTGGAAGCTCATAGCGGCTTCCCTACCCTTAGTTCAGCGTGATTGTAACGCCCCCGGCAGCAAAGCGCGGCACATCGCCGGTTACGACCGAGCGCGCAGGGATGGTCGTCCAGAAAAGCAGGTTGCCGCCACTCAAGGCATCGAAGATACCTATAGCCACAACTGAGCCCCAATTTCCCGTGGCCGACGGGAAGGTGATCTGCGCAGCGTTCGACTTACTGCCACTGGTCGCTGACGGCCAATTTGAGGTTGTGTTTGAAAAGGTCGCGCGGGTGTATCCGTTTCCAGACACCGGCACGCCCCCACCCGAGTCCGTGGGAGCCGTCGTGAAGAGCTCGAAATACAATGTCGAAGGAGCCGTGTAAGCCGTAGCTCCGAAGAGCTGGTCGAGAACTTTATTTTCGAGGTAGTCAGATAGTGCGCTCATACAAGCCCTTCACGCCTTGTCAACGCACGAGATCCCGCCGCACGCGCAGCAGGAACTTTTGTGTGGTGATTTTATTGATCGCTGGCCCTGGTGCGCCGCTGGGTCGGTCGATTTCGAGTTCAAACTCGGCGATCGCATCGCCCTCGGTGCCGGATTCTGTCTCAAAGTCACTGAGCCATGTCGCCAGCTCGGGAGATTCCAAGGAGACATAGAGCAGGAAGCGCGTCTCGTAGAGGCCCGCGACGAGCTGCGTCGTCTTGCGGAAGGCTGTGGAATCCGTCGTGAAAAACGAGGTCGTCGTATCATCCCCGCGCAGCGAGAATCGCGCCATGCGCAGCCGCGGCACGACGGCAGCCGAGGTGCCAGGGGCGATAAATTGGAGGTCGAAGACCACATCATCCCCATAGCGCACCGTGCCCGCTACGGCAGGCTTCGTGGTGGATGCCACTACGGGATCCGGCAGCGAGACATCCCAGGTGCCAGTGTGAATGGTCACGACCTTCGCCACCTCGACCTCGGCGGTCTCAAAAAATCCCAGCAGAAACACCACAGGCTCCGAGACCTCACCTGTGGCATTTTTAGCCGAGACGGCGAGTTGCCAGATGCCAGGCACCGTGCCCGCTCCGGAGAGCGTGCCGCTGGCAGCATGGAGCATCAAGCCGTGTGGAAGCGGCTGGGCTGAGTCTACACTCCACTCAGCCACAGGCTGATCCGCGATGAAGCGAAAGGTAAAGTCCTGCCCGATCCCGTAGGCCAGGATCGATTGATTGGAATTAACGACTGGTGCGGCCATACCCCACGCGGAGCAAGTCAACGCATCAAGTCATCGTAGCCGCAGAGTCCTCTTCATCATCGATCGCGCGCACCATGTAGGCGGCGTAGCCCTTCGGATCGGCGACGCTGTTTTCTGTATCGAACTGCCCGATGCGCACGCGCAACAGGAAGTCGCGGTCGGTGGGCAGCGAGTCGAGCGGCACAGGAGTCGCCTTGTCGAAAAGTTTTGCGTAGCCCTGGTAGCCGAAATCGTTGCGATACGGGTCAGGCGCGGTGTTGCCATCCGGCCCCAGCACATTTTTATCGCCCCAGTTTTTGAGCCAGATGCCCATGGGATTGATTGTTTTCATCTCCGTGAGGAGCACTTCCTGCTCCATGAGAGGCGGCAGCCAGAGGAAATCGCCCAAGTTCGGCCCCACGGGAGCTGTGAAGGTAAGTTCCTCCTCGCTGCTCTCGGTAGCCGGGCGGCTCAGCACGAGCGTGCTGGTAGCGAGGTCAATGCTCTTGATGTAGGTCGTGCCATCGAGGCCGCTGGAAATGCCAGCCCCCGTCACGACCATGCGGTAAAAGAGGCTGCCAAGCTGCGGATCTGAGATTGTGACATTTGCCGAACCGCTGGTAAGCGCGCCCTGCATCGTAAGCGCCAGCGTGGGCGTTGTCTGGTTCGTGCGCACGCCGATCTCGAAGATCACACTCCACACCGCCGAGGAGGTATTTGCCATCAAGCGGAAATAAAAAAGCCGAGATAGCTCGAACTCCGAACCGAAAGAGAAACTCTGCGGCGAGAAGGCAAAGGTATAGAGCGTGCGCTCAAAGCTCTCGGGATAGTAGCTCGTAGTGCCCAGCTTCTGGCGCACTTTATAAAAGAGCCGCCCATCGCTGCCGAAGACACCGCCAGCCTCTAAGCTGCGCGCAGGCCACTTGCTCGTCTGCGGGAGCGTGATCGCCTTGGCCGTCTGGTTGCGAAAGACTCGGCCCTTACAAGCTTCAGCCAGCGGGAGAGAAGGCAACCCATCGACCAACGGAGTATCCTCTACCTCAGCGTCGTGAATCGCGGGCAGAAGCCCCAAGGCGGGAGCCGGAACCGACTCGATCGATTTCATGGAACTTATGATCATAGCGTTTGCTCCACTGTCATCTGCGTGGCAGGCATGAGCACGCTCACCTGGCCAGTCGGCGCAGGCGTGCTGTCATCCACGTCCCACTGCGCCAAGCGCACGGTGAGGAGGAAGTCGCCCTGTGGCAATTCTGGCCCGATGGATTCGACATAATCGGTGAATTGGCTTGCGCCGATAGCCTGTCCGCTTTCGTTGAGCTTGCGAGTGAGCTTGAGTGCGAATTGCCGCGTCTCCGAGACACCTCGGGAAAATCCGATACGCGGCGCAGCGAGAAGCACCGCTTGCCCCACCGCCCCCACATTGGCACCTGTCGTAGCGGGAGTGCTGGCCGAAGAGAGCGGAGCCGCCTCCACAGACATGACATACCCTGCGCCCGCAACCACCGTCTCAGTGAGGAAGGAAAGATCCAGTTGCCACGCGAGGCTCAAGTCGGAAGCCAGAGGGAACTGCGCCGACCGCACCACCAAGCGCACCAACTCGCGCTCCATCTCGATCGGGTGGTAGCTCGTCGTGGTGCCTGCGCGCCGCAGCGCGTAGAGCGCACGCCCGTCGCCGCCGAAAAATCCACCCACAGGCACGCTCTGCGCCTTGCGCCCGCCCCCGGCAGGCAGCGAGAGGGCCACCGAGCCTGCATTGCGATACACATTCCCCGCCGCAGCCGAGAGCGTTGGCAGGGCCGATACATCCTCCGCAGCGGCATCGTGGATCGCGGGGAGCAGCCAGGCGTATTTGCCATTTCGCATAGCGGGATAGAGATTTGGCAAGGCTGCGGGGGATGCTGTGCCAGCCGCCGTGAGGCGAGTGGCAAATTCGGCGATCGAAACGCGAGAGATCATGCTGGTTTTCTTCTGAGCGGCCTCTTGATCGGCCTTGACCTTCACTTCCACCGCTGCCTTGGCAGCAGCCTCCTGTGCGGCCTTGAGTTCCGCCGCCGCCTCGGCTTTGACCCGTAGCAACTCGGCGTCGAAAAGTTTCTTCTGGTCTTCGAGTTCCGTGCCCGCCACGACCTTGGGATCTTGCCCCTTGCCAGCAGGCGCGATGATCTGGCTCGCCAGCGAGAGCGGCTCGCCGTCGCCGCCTTCCATCGCGATGTCTGGCAGAATCTCGCCGATCGGCGGGATCTGCACCTTTTTCTTCTCCAGGCCGCTGCCGAGCGAGGATACACTACCCCTCGGGAGCAACAACTCCAATCGAGCGATACGAGCCTGAAAATCCTCCAAAATGACCCGCAGCGACTCACCAACAGCCCCGTCTTGCCCGACAGATTTGATCTGGTCGATCGGGTGCGTGTGGATCGTGAAGGCGCTTTCCTGCCCGTAGCCGAGCACTATGACCACCAAGCCATCCTCATCCGGCGCTTCGTCGAACTCCAGCGAGACACTTCCCGCCGACTCAAATCTCAGCACATATTCATCATCCCGAAGCTGGCGACCCGAGGGCTTGTTCTCACGCACATCCACGGAGACGACCCCCTCATCCTTGTAGATGTAGCTCTGCCCAACCTGCTCCACCCCGCCACCCAAGCCGTGAGTAATCGTGAAATTTTTTGCGCTCCCGTTGCCAATCACCGCCGTGTAGGCCGCCTGCTGCCCGACAAGAAATTGCGTGTCCGAGAACGGCACATAGTCCACAGGCATCGGGCGGCGCAGCCAATCGATCGGCGGGCGCACCGCCAGCGCATCCCACAGCACATTGCGCTTGATCGTCGCCGTGGTTTTCCAGAGCTTAATCGTTTTCGTGCCCTCACTCGGGTCTGCGGGGTTCTGCCACACCGTGGCATCCACCTCGAAAGGCAGAGTGACACTTTCCTTGTCCTGTAGCATTTCCGCCAAGTCCGCGCTCCCCAGGTCGAGGTCGAAAACATAATCTGGCGGCGGCGTCGAGTAGACCGAAATCTCCAAGTCCGCTATATCGTAGCCCGCAAAGGTGCCGCCGAACTCGATATGCGCCACATTGTTATTCGGATTTGTCACGGTCACAGTGCCACCCTCCTCAGCGAGCAGAGTGTTAAGAATGCGCCCGATCGCCACCGTGCCATCTTCCTTACTCGCCAGCGCCGAGCGCTTCAGCCCGCGCTTAAATTGATACGCCCCACGGAAATCCGGCGGCACGGCGAGAGCTTGGATCGTATTCCAAGTCGTAGCCGGGAATCCACCCGACCGCCCCCCCGTCTGCACGCGCGTAATGACAGGCGCTGGAGGCAGATTGCGCAGAGTCCAATCCGTGAAAACCACTGGAGCCTGAGCCAGTTGCAGCGAGTATTCATAGCCGCCCCTTGAGTCCATACCGCCAGAAAGAAAGACCTCTGCCTGCACCACCGCTGTCGCGCCATTACGCAACCCCACAGCCACAAGATCGTTCGCCGACGCGCTGGCCTGGATCGCCGTCTGGATCGCCTCCTCGCTGGTGCTATTGAGAATATTCACCGTGATCTTCGTGCCTGCCACAGATACCGAAAGCGAAGTTCCCGCGACATATCGCACCGAGATCGCATTTCCCGCTTCGCCTTCCAGCTTGCTAATGAAGGTAAGCCCCCCTATAGAGAGCCGCGCTTTGCGCTCGGGGAATCTCCTGCCGCCAAGGATTTTGCCAAAAGAAGTCGGCCGCAATCCGTCGCCCACTACAGAAAGCGCCACCTCGCCATCATCCACGCGGCGGATCAGGATCGCATTCGCCCCCTCATCGCAGCGGAACGCGGCAGGCTTGCCCGTGAGCGCATTAAGAGCCTCCTCGACTTCCAGCGCACCGGCATTAAAATCAATTCTCTCCGTGGTATTTGCGGCAGTGCTTGGCGCTGTGCCGACCTTGATTTTATACCACCCACTCTCGGGCCATGCCCCCTCACGACCGATCGCCGCGCGCAGGTTCAAGATACTCAACTGCGTCTCGCCGAGCGCCCCCGCGCTATCGCGCTGGAGAAACCGCAGCGCGTAAGACACGCTCTGCCCCGCCACCCAAGAAAAATTCAGCGGAGATCCTGTCGATCCCGTCGCCTCGCGCGTGCTCAGATTCGCGTAAATATACTCGTTACCAGCCATCCCTGCCCCGCCAAGCGTCAACTATGGGTCTGGCAGCGAGATTTCCGCCTCGAAATACGCGGGATCGAAGCCCGAGGGCGATTTGCCGATCCACCCATCATCCCCCAGCCCATTCGATTTGACCGCCCATTCGTCAAAATACGGAAATGCAGGATCCAGCGCCGCCGCAGGCCGCAATGATTTTAGATAATCAGCCCGTGAAACAGCTTGCTTATTCAGGCTCATACCGTCCAGAACCTCCCCTGCGTATTTTTAGCGTTAAAGACCACCGACATGAGACGATTCAACTCCGAGCCCCCCGCAGCGAGCACCCCCCGCGCCAGCATGAAGCTGCCCGTGATCGGCAAGAGCGATGGATCCAATTTCGCGGGCCTACTCTGTGGCACGACGAGCTTCCAGCGGTATTCGAGGTTCCAGTAGGTGTGGTGCCTCACATAAGGCACCCACGCCTGAGTGATCTTCGGCCCCTTTTCCCCTACCTCCGGATTCTCGGGCGAGAGGAGATAAATGGTAGCTACCATCCAGCAATCAAGACCCGGATCAGTGTAGCCTCCCGTGAGCTTGTCCATGATCGTCGGCTTCTGATTCGGCGGCGGAGCGCCCACTTCCAGTCGTGCGCGAATGCCGTAGCTGTCGAGAGCCGCCGTGCCGAAGGAGACATTGTATTCGATCGAGTCAAACGGGTAGTCAGAAGTCGAGACATCCATTTTTGCTGTAGGCCGCGCACATTGCAGGTAGAGGCCAGTGGAAGCGACATATCTCGGGTTCTCCGGCCCCTCTTCCAATGCCGAATAATGCACCGCCCCCAGATCAGCCAAGCCTGCCGGAATCCCGCCCTTTCTGGTAATAAGCGAAAAGGTATTAAAAAGCGGGATCAGCGGCCCGTCGAGCAACCCCGCCTCAGCCAGCACATCCTGCACATTCCCGCCGCTCAGGAGATCGTTGGAAGTCTCCTCCTCGCCCACGTTGATCTTCTGCGAGCCAGGACACACCGGGTCTATGCCATTCACAAACCCTGGGTTCACTAGAGCCGCAAAGCCCTCGATCTCCTCGCCCTTGTTGTTTTTAAGCGTTCCCGACTCCTTTGTGAACCAACTCACCGTCGTATACCATGGGTGAATCCACTGCCCGAGCGACTCCGCCGTGTAGAGGATGCGCTCCCCCATCTTGCGCTCGCGCACCTGCACGCCGTCGCGCTCGTGGAAGATTTTTTTCTCCCCATACGAGCGCGTGCCCACGCCCGAGCCAGAATCGATCGTATTTTTCGCTTTTTTACGAGGTCTCAGAATCATAGCGCGGCGAAGTAGTGGTATCTGCCCTTGTTGCTGGTGTAGTGCATATAGTCGAAGTAGGCCACCTGCCCGAGCACACCCGCTTGGGAGTAGGTTGCGATCGGGTGCAGCCAGTAGGAGTTGCCGTAGGCGTGGTCGAGCCGCGTGCCCTTGGAGATCACGATCGTGAGATCATCCTCCGCAGGCGGCGTGGGCATCTTGCCCGTTTCTCGATCTATTTTGATCTTGATGCACACATAGCAGCGGTAAAATTCATCAAATTCCAGCGCGCCTTCGATCTGAGGCTGCCCGCCCTGCATCAACCGCCCATCCGACCCCGTGCCACTGATCGGCTTGCCTTTCACTACCGGCTCGAAACCATTCACCGTGCCACGCCCTACGGTGACGATGAGCTTGTCGCCGCCACTCACGCCACCGCGCACCTCCCAGGCTCCTATGAATTTTTTCATGATGCGATTGCCTTTCGGATCGCCTCGTCCTCGGCGATGATTTCGTCCAAGTTCCTCCAAGTCAGCGCCTCCAAGCTCAATCGATGCCGCCAGTCCTTATCGCCGCTTTTCTTGTAAGCTTTATGCGTCATGTCAAAATACGCCATCTGCGCGACCTTGCCGTGCTGCGAGAAGGAAGCGAGCGGGTAATACCAAGTCTTCCCCACCGCCTTACCATTGAGTTGCTGCATGATCTCCAGCGTCACATCCTCCGTAAGCTTCGGCTCCCCACTCTTGGCGTTGAGCTTGCCAGCGGCATCCGGCGTGATCTTCAAGCACACCCACGCCATACCACCCCCACTGAAGCTCAGTGAGGGCTGTCCACCCGCCGCAGGCTCGCCATCGGGCATAATGCCACCTATCGGCACCCCGCCGATCGTCGGCTCCATGCTGTTCACATACCCACGATCCACCGTAATCTTGGGCGACGGACCGCTTGTATTTACCGTGACCCACCACGACCCTTCAAGTCTCGCCCCCTGCCGCCGCCGCACCGAGACCAACTGCCGCCCCGCAACCCTGCGCACAGCCACACCAGCCCCAGCATCCACATGCACGGGCTTAGCCGGACGAGGCATGACGAGAAGAGGGATCATACAGCCCCCAGCGGCGCTTGATTCCCGCCGCCATTGCCACCACCGTTCCCACCGCCAGAGGTATTACTAAAGCTGTAGTCGGCATTATACATGGGATCGGCCCAGCCCGCGACACCGCCATAGCGCCAGGTCTTGCTCTCGGCTTGCTCGAATCCCGCTCGGCGCACATTGTGCTCGACAAGCAACCATGGCTTACGACCTTCTCCTTTAGACATATCCACAAATTTGAACGCGATATCCGCCCCGCCCTTTCCTGTAGGCTTTTGCTCGATGCCGTCTTTTAGCGAATACCCGAGCTTATCGATCTGGCTAAACGACATATTCGAACTCGGCTCGATCGTCTCGCAACTCATCGTCACCCCAGGCACCAGAAAGTCGCGCGTGCCGTAATACGGGTTTTTTTTCCCATTGAGCATCCTCGGGAAGTCCACCTCACCATCCTTGATGATTCCCCCACCCACCTCCATGATTCTCATGAGGTTGGGATGGCAAGTGATCGGCTCCTGCATGAGCGACACATTCAAGCCCCACTGCGACTTGGTATCGCTCGTTTGCCGATCGGTCGGCGAGTCGGGCATTTCCCTTCCCGCTCGGAAGACCCAGGAAACTCGCGTCACCGTGCCCTCATTGCGCACGCGCCGAGCCTCCAGGCGCGGCTTCACATTCTCTTCCAATTCAAAATATTCTTCTGCAACGGGATCCGCAGGCATCGTAAACCCGTCCGACAACGCATAGCACGATACCTCCACCTCCACCAAGCCCGGCTTGCGCCAAGAAATGCTATCGAGCTTATACGGGATCGACCCTGCATTGGGAGATACGATAGGAATCATGGCGAGAAATTTGCCCCCTGTATACCGCCAGCATACACCTCCGTAGGCCAGCCGAGCCGCCTGCTGCGCCATGCCCGACGCTCCATGCGATCGATCCCCGCCTCCGTAAAAGTTTTTTCTGTCAAAATCCAGTTCGCCCCATCCTCCGCAACTGAGAAATAGGCAAATCCCGAAGGCGTATCCACAAAGCCCACCTCATTCATTTGCTCGAAATCCATCGGGAAAAGGCTATACCCGATATCCACCGACACCTCCACCTCCGGCGACAGGAAGCTCCGCACGCCAAACATCGGGTTTTTGATGATTTTTTTTTCCTCGGAATCAGGGTCTTGGATGTATCTGGGCCAGATCACCACCTCATTCACCACATTGCCATTATAGCGCTTCCTGATCTTCGGGAAATCCGGGTGGCGTTGTATCTCCTCCTGCCCCAAGACCGTATTCATACCCCATTGCTCCTGGTAGTTTGTCGAGCCCTGCCGATCGGTCGGCGACATAGGGATATTACGCGCCATACGGAAAGTGAAAAACCGCCGACGCACCCCCTCAGCCACCTCGACCCGCGATCCATGGAGTGTTGCTTCAAAATCCGTAAAATCCGAGAGCCTAGGCTCGCTCGCAGGAGCGGCAGGATCCTCATACTGCGAAATCGTGATCTCCACCAGCGCAGGCTTGCGCCAGGTGATACTCTCCAGCTTCACGGAGTCATTTAACGATTCGTGAATCTTAACCATAGATTTCTTTTTTCCACAGCCCCTCCGGAAGCTCGCTCTGACTCGCCATCCATGAGATCGTGACCTGGAACGCATCGCCCGTCTGCCGGATATTCGCCCCCACCCGCAGCCATCTTCCGCTAGGGCCAGGGTTTTGGAGTTCAAGTGGCGTATCGATTTTCCCCACCTTGCTCACCAAGTCCTGCGGGATGTCTCCCCTGGTCTGATAATACTTCGTATAGCGATATACCGCAGCCGCCGCGAGGTAGTCGCGCACTCCATACAGCGGGCTTATATTGGAAACAACCGTCCCATCCCTGGAGAGCCCTGTCGTGCCACTCGTGCCATCCGGATCTTTCTCCATCCACACCGGCTCACCTCCGCGTTCCGTGACCGCGTATTTCTCGTAAAGCTGCTGGTATTTCCGATGGCTAGTGATCGGCTCCTGCGAGGTCGAACCCTGTAGCTCGTAGCTCGGGTAGCCCCAGTCTGAGCGAAATGTCCACACGATATCGGCCACACCGCCCTCGCACTGCACGCTGATACTTACAAGCCCACACGGCACACCGGGATTAGGCGGCTTCAAATCCCCCTCCACGAGCTTCATACTACTCGGCATGACCTTCTGCTTTCTCCAGACGATCGTGCGCCCATTGGCGATATCCGCATCGTCGCTGATCATGTAGGCCCCGGCCTCAGTTCCTAAGCGCATCATACCCGTTTACCCCCAGTCAACTTAGTAATTCGGGCTATCCTGGTATTGCCCGACCATTCGAGCTTGGTTCTGCGTCTCGCTGACAATGGTTTCCAGAAGCGATTTCATCTCTTCATTGATCTTCTTGATCTCCTGCTGGATATCCTTCACCGGCCCCACAGAGCCTGTCGAACCACCCCCCACCGCCGTGAGGCTATCGATACGCGGCGTGCCCGCCTCGGCATCATCGGCCAGAAGCCGTTGCTTCTTGGTCTCCAACTCAGCCATCTGCTCCGCTTCGCCCGCGTTTAAGCCTTGGTTCTTTTCATAGTCCTCTTTCAAGGATTTCTTCATCTTCTCATCCTCTGCCGACCGGCGCTCATTACGGCCTGACTCCCGCTCATCGCGTGTCACCCCATAGTCCTCCTTCGTGCGCGCCATAGCGATCCTCACATCATCCTCATAGCCCTTGCGCTGGAGCACCTGCTCTACCTTCACATTCTGCTGCTCATTCTTATTCTGCGCCAGCTTCGTGCTCAAATCTCCCGCGCTTGCATCTCCACTCACACCCAGCGCCTCAAGCTCCGCCTTTTTCTTCTGCGCGAGGTCGGCTGCTGCATTTTTTTCATCTTCGCTTCCAGCGTTTTTCATCGCATTCAGAGCCGCATCGCGCTCAGCCATCACGCCGCCCGCCTTTTCCAGATCGCCCTGCTTACGCTTCAAGTCATCGAGCTTCGCATCCCGCTCGGTCTTCGTCCTGTCCTTATCTCCCTTACCGCCCATGCCGCCCTCCGTGCGCTGCAAGCGAATCTGGTTGATCTGGTTCGATAGCTTGATCTCATTCATGAGATCATCCCGCCGCCGCTGCGCCGCCGCCTGCTCGATCGCGGCCTGCTGCTTGCGAATCTGCAATATCTGATTCATGCCTTTCACTTCTTGTTCGACTGATTCCAAAGTATCCCCATCCTCATACCCCACCTTCATAGCCTCTACCCGCTGGGCGTTGTAGTTCGCCTGCGCCTCGGCGATCTTACCCTTATCCCCACTCTGCTGAGCTGCATCGACCGCTTCCTCGGCGGCGACCAGCTTCTTCATAGCCTCTTGCTTTTTCTGCAACTGCGCAATCTCAGGCTCCAACTCCGCCTCAGCCGCCGCCCCGCCCCCGCCCTCCATGCCCTGCAAGGCGTTGATCTGCTTCTGCACATTGAGCTTGCGCTGCCCTGCTGCGGTAGATGCCGTATCCGCCGCGACAGCCTCTTTGGCTTGCTGTGCTCGAATATCAGCGGCCTCCTTTAGCTCTCTTTTTTTCCCATCATCCTCTTCCTCGATGGCTTGAGCAATTTTCGAGTCCAACCCCCGCATCTGCAGCGGATCAAGGGCCGCTTCCCCGAGCTGCTTGCCCGTGTCCAGATCCCTCAAATTCCTAGCTTGCAGATCTACATCGGCCAGCCTACGCAGCGCATCGTTTCCACCAGCCTCGTCGCCCTGCCTCTTAGCGAGGTCTAAAGCCGTCTGCGCGGACTGCCTCTCCTGCAACAATGCTTCCCGCTTAGCCCTCTCGGCTTGCAACTTACCGCTCTTTGAGACCGCTTCCGCTCCAGCCTGGTCAAAACCCTCGACAGAGAGCGTCTCCGTCGGGAGGCCCGCTTCGATTGTCGCTTCATTATCACGGAAAGACTTGTTTTTCTGCAAACGCGAAACAACGCCCTTTCTTTGATTATCCAAATAAGCTTGTTTACGATCCCCCAACGACTCAAGGAAGGCGTCATCAGGACGAATTTCCCTCATCCCAGCTTCAATCGCGGCATCATTCGATTCTTTTGCAGAAAAATAATCACCCCTTGCCGATTCAATCTTGTCTCGGCCTTCTGCAAAATTCGTAGAAGTCGTGTTCAGCCTTTTTTCATCTTTATAGACATTCTCACGCGCAGCCACCGCCGCGTTTAATTCTTCGTTTGCCTTTGCTTGTTGCTGCTCAGCCATCTCCAGAGCCTTCTGCGGCGTCGCAGTGCTCTGAATGCGCTCGCGGGCGTTTTTGGCAATCTGCTTCTCCTGGACTCTTTGCGCCTCCTCCTTTTCGAAGCGGGCATTGTCTGGGCCGACATCAGCTCCGCTCACCTTGGCTTTCAATGCCATTAACTCGTTCCTCCGCTTTTCCACACTGGCGAGCGTCGCCTCACCTGCAGCCACCATGCCTGGCCCTTCGATTTTATTAAACCCAAAGGAAGAAATCGTATTCCATACGCCCGACTGTTTCTCCCTGCCCTGTTCGATTGTTTTTTGAGCCTCTTTTTTAGCTGATTCCAGCATTTGCAACTGCTGGTCGATACTGTCCTCCTGCCTCTTTTGGTCTTCCGGGCTTCGTATATTCTGAGAAGCCCCCACGCTTGCAGACGCGGACTTATCGGCCTCCGAGGTGAATTCCTTCATCTTCTCGATCAAGCCACGCAGGTTGTTTTCGGCACTGATTGCCGCCACTCCGATTCCAATAATTGCCGTAGCGGCAAGGCTCGCAACCAAAGTCGTGCCAGAAACAAGAGTCGCAAACACCCTCATCGCCGCACCCGTAGCCACCATCGCCGCACGAAGCGCGCCCGTAGCAACGATAAACTTCCCGATACCCACAATCAACGCGACAATAGTGTAATTGATCGCTACCAGCGCACCAATCGCCACCACGGCCAACGCCTGGAAAATGCCCTTCACCGCCCCCGTCTCGGCAAACGCGCCGAGCATCCCGCCCACAGCTTCCTTCACCGAGTTGATCGCCCCGATAAAAGCAGACCACGGCCCCGCATTCGCCTCCTCGACTGCGGCAGTGAATTTCTTAAACCCAATCGCTGCCCGCAACCCCGCCTTCTCACCCTCGGCAAACATCTCGCCGATCTTCGTATCACTACCCTGCTGGATATTGGCAAGCTGCTGCTGCAAGCCCGCGATCGTGCCACCAAGAGCACTCGCCGCGCCATTGGCTCTATTCAAATCCGCCTCCACGACCTGCCAAGTCGTGGCAAGCCCCACGCCCGAGGCATTCAGCGCTTGGAGTTTTTGAGCCGTCTCACCCGAGATCGCCCCCATGTTTTTTAGCTGCCCACTCGCCGCCTCCACACCGTCTCCAGTTTTGAGTGCATTGTAAAGATCTGCCACGGCAGTCGCCATGGTATCCACGGGAGCCCCCGTGGCCGCCGCCACATCCTGCACTTTCTTGAGAGCTTTTTCACTATTGAGCGCGCCATTCGTAAGCACTTGCAGGTTTTTACTGGCATCTGCCAGTGAATCGAAAGTGAATGCGCTGCCCGAGGCCACCTTCGCCAGCATCTCCACCTGCCGCTTGGCTGCGGACGCACTGCCCAGGAGTTGCTCAAACTGCTGCTTGAGCCGCTCGGCCCCATCGCTCGCCTTGAGCGCCTCGGCCATCCTCTGCGCATTGAGCGCGGCCCCCGCCGAAGCCTTCACAAACGCCCCAGCGGCGATCGCCAGCACACCCATCGGCCCCACGGTGTCCGCAATCATATCCCGCACCATCTTCCACCCACCCTTGAGCTTGTCGGGATCGATCCCTGGTATTTGCATCGCCATATACGGCAAACACCACGGTCAACACTTGATTTACATTACCCAACACCTTAAAGCTTCGGGACTATGAAACCCTGCCCGACCTGTCAAAAAAGCCTCAGCGACAATGCCACCACATGCCCATCCTGCGGGCACAAATTTGGAATAGAAGCATTGACCATCATTAAGCGCAGCCTTCCTATTGCCGCGATCCTGCTCGTGATATTGTATTTTTTATGGACAGCCCAATACCAAGCAACTGTGTCCAGAGTAGATGAAAGAATTCAGAAAATACGGGACAAAGCCGGTCTGGACAGCCCAATACCAACCTACCAGACCAGATAACCCTCACGCCTTCTGCGAATCGACCACTTTCTCCCAATACTGCACGCTTGCTTGGGCGAAGGCCATGTCGCGAGGCAGGATCGGCGTCTTGGCCTGAAGCTCATCAGCGATCTTGGCGATGTTTTGGTAGCGGGTGCGCTTGTGCGCTTCGAAGACTTGCTCATCCATCGGCGTCCAGATCGCCACCTCGCTGCCCTCCATTTTGAGAAAGCAAGCATTGAGCCACAGGAGCGCGCCCATGGGCATATTCCAAGCCTCCTCGGCGGAGCGCCCGGCCTGCTTCATGTAGAGGGCGACTTGCTCGATCGAGTCGTCGATATCGCGTTGCTTGCCCTTCTCCAGCGCGGCATCGTTGCGCCACGCGGCGGCGCGTTGTAGGAGTGAAGCATCGCCTGTGAGGCGGCCCAACTCTTCCAGCGCCTCGGCGAGACGCACTTTCGAGCTACCCTTACCACTCCAGAGCTTCGGCGGGCTGGCGAAGTCGGCGATGTGTGCCGTGAGCTTCTCCATCTCGCGCTTCACGCTGCGCCATCCATAGCGGGCGTGCCAGTAGAGCATCCAGAGATTCGAGTAGTTTTTCCGGAAGTTCGCATTTTGCGGATACTCGGTGGAGCACACCTTTGCCGCCACCCACGCATCCCACAATCCCGCCCCACCCAAGAGCACCTTGCTCTGCACATACTCCAACTGCACCTTGTGCCAGTAGGAAAAGGGCCGCAGGCGCATTCCCATAACCCTTGCCGGACGCCCCTCATGTAAAAATGCCTCCGCAAACCGCTCGTCAAATACAAAATGCTGACCATCCATGCCTCAGATTTCGCGAGTCAACAAAAAAGCCCGCCGATTGCTCAGCGGGCTTCTTTGATACACAACAGCGAATCTTTTAAGCGATCAAGTCAGCGAATCCTTAGTCGGCGAAAGCGCACGGCCCTGCGCGTTATACTTCGTAAAATCCTCTGCCGTGGCCTCAATGCTCGAAGAAATGACCTTGCCAGTAATGCCCGCCACCTTGATATCAGACCCCAACACTGCACCATCCGCAATGGTTGAGTAGCCACTCACATTCATAGTGATAATCTCCTTACCAGTCAAAACGGCCTTGACATCACCAAGCCCATCCTTAGCGCGCACCACCGTGCCTGCGCTCTTCTCGATCGAAGCCTGCGTGATGTGCGAGATGCCTGCCTGCGAGGCGTCAGTAGGCGTGATGCCTGCAAATGTTCCACCAGATAGTAGCATGAGTGCCATAATAAATTCTCCTTAAAGTTCGATTTTCAGTTTAGTTTCCGTTTCCGCCAGAGTTCCCGATTTCTATTTCCAGTTTTTCTGTCTCCACGCGCACAAGATCCTCGTTGGAGGCTTGCAGCGAGATACGGGTTATAATTCCACCGTTCGTGAGAGTTCCGTCGCCGATCTTTTCAGTGGGGAAAGTGATAGAATCTATAATCTTGGTCTCGGTGACGGTATTTTCCGCGCCCGAGTAGATCACATCATTGACCTCGCCATTCCCCTTCACGATCTCCACCTCGGAGCCGTATTTCTTCTGCGTGGAACGGCTGAGAATATCCAATTCCAGACCCCCACCGACCTTTGTGCCGAATTTAAGCTGATCTGACCCGCTCGCTAATTTTAGTGCCATAAAAAATTCCTTCTGTTCCCTCCCTGCCTGCCGTCAACTACGCAGCGCCGTCGCCCCGAATCGCACATGGGCGATCTCCGCGCGGCTACGCTCGCCGACCTTGCTGAAGAGGCGGCGCATGATATGGCCGTGCAAGCGCAGCACCTCGCTCTCAAAGCCCCGCAGCGGCGAGTCCTCGCACTGCACCCAGTCCACGATCTGGCGCAGCCGTTCCTTTTGCCGCACGATCGCATCGGTATCATCCACCGGCACGACCACGCGGAATTCCAACTCCACGAGATAGGTATTCCCCGCGCGATACTCGGCCTCCAGCGCGACCACGCTCACATACTCGTCGGCCCGCTCCTGCGGCTCCGCGCGCCCTGGCAGCACATCGCAATCCACCACCGCCCCATCGAGCAGCAGACGCACGATCTCACTCTCAATAACCCCTGTGACTTCATCCATAGTTAGAAAAGTTTTAAGTTTTAAGTTTTAAGAATTAAGTTTTCGCCGCAGCCCTGTTCCCCCTCCGTGCTCTCTGTGTCCTCTGTGGTTAAAACTCGCGTCCGCTCTGCCCGCTCGTGCTCATGCAGACCAGATCCACCGTGCCGCCGCGCCTGCGCACCGCCCCCACACGCCACGACTCAGCCCCCTGCTGCACACGCACGCCCACCTTTATGGCAAACTGCGTAAAATCCGAGAACGATACCTCAAACTTCGCCGAGTCATCACGGGCCAGTCCGCCATCGACCGCCATGTTCGTGATCTCGTTCGGCTGCCGGATCGCCACGATCTGCGTGCCATTGATCGTAACCCGCGTGCCCATTTCCGTAAAAGCAACGGCATCAGAAAGTGCAAAGGAATCGTCGAAAGCCATAATTCCACCCCGCGCAAGTCAACGGATGAAGAAAGTTTTGTCAGAAAAACAACCCTTTTTTTCCGTCAAAACGATACGCTCGATCGGATATTCTTCGTATATGCGAGGCGGCGTATATCAAATTGAATTTGTTGAAAAAACGACCCTGTTTTTTCAACATCTCAGAACGGAATATCATCACTCTCCTGCTCCACCACGCGCGGCGACTCGGAAGCCGCCTCCACAGGCCGCTCCTCGGTTGCCGCCCTCACTGCCCCCTGGCGCGAGCCGAGAAGCTGGATGTTTTCCGCCACCACCTTCAGCTTCGTGCGCTTCTGTCCCGATTCCTTGTCCTCCCAAGAATCCTGCTTGAGCCGCCCCTCGACATAGAGCGGATTGCCCTTCTTCACATACTCTCCCGCGATCTCCGCGACACGGCCCCATAGCTCCACATCCACGAAAGTCACCTCCTCGCGCTTCTCGCCCGAGTCCGCCTTGTAGTTTCGATTCACCGCGAGCGTAATGCCAGCCACAGCCGAACCCCTCGGCGTGGTCTTCACCTCCACATCCCGCGTCACATTCCCGATCAGTATCACCTTGTTTACATTCGCCATACCCCGCAAAAGCGAGTCAACGCACAAGAGTTTTAAGTTTTAAGCATTAAGTTTTAAGTGCCCCACTCCGTGCTCTCCGTGTCCTCCGTGGTAAAAAAGAAGGAGGCGTCCGGGCGTGAAGCCGGATCACGGTTTCAGTAGCGGCCCCGTGTATTGCCGCTTGGGTGGTGATTCCTTTTTAGGATACGGGTTTCAAGGCTCCCCGCTCGCCGCCTGACTCCAGGCTTCGCCTCACAGCCAAACCCGAAGGTCAACAAAAAGGTCCGACGAGGGCCAGGTCGCTCACCTGCCCGATGCGCTTCCTTGCACTTTTTCAGCAAGTCAGGGCCGACCGAACATCGACCCGCCCCAGGCTACGACTGAGTGGCGTAGTGCCCTCGCTGCCCCGCCGGAAGATTTGAAAACTCACGGGTTACTATACGAATCCGATGCCTCAGGCCCTCGCAGCTTCCATTTCACAGGAACCCAATCAGGGGAGCCATCTTCTATCTCAAAAGGAAATGCGGGCCTTTTATATCCCTGCTCCCTCATTCCTCGCATGGCATGGACAAAATCTGGAAGATCACCAACCCGAGTCATACTGCCCGGAGATTTTTTTGCTTTCAGCCACGCATCAATGTGGGGTGTAGGCACGCCCCTGCGCCCCATTATTGACTTGAGATAATCCCCCCGAGCAAATTCTACTCCGTGTCCTCCGTGCTCTCCGTGGTTAAACCTGGAAAGCCGCTTCTCCTCAGTCCCCATGATCTCCTCGCGGCGTTCCTCGGGAGTCAGCTTCGGCGGCACGCCTGCCTTCTTCATCATGTCATAGCCACGCTCATTGATCACCAGTTGGCCCTTCACTATCTCGATGAGGCCGCGCTTGAGCAGCATCGCCCGCTGTGCCGGCGTCTCATCCGCGCTCGCCGCAGCCTTCAAAGCCGCAATCACCGCCTCATCGGCCTCGCCATCGCCAAACTCCACGATCCGCCCACTGCGAGCAGCAAGCTCGCGCAAAGCAGGCGCGAGGTTGGCAGAGAATTTTGTTAAAACATTTCCGACTTTGCCCAGCTTCCCCATCCATCCGGCTCTGGCGCTTGCTTGAGCGTTGGAAGACAGCCTCCCGTGTAAGTTCTGAAGACCCTTAGAATCCCCAGCAGCATACATCTTCTTTACATCGCCATAGACCTTACCGATGCCACCCTCTGCCTGATAAGCCTTGTTAGCATGATACCATCTTGTTCCAAGCACAGCCCCGCCAGCTACACCAGCAGCGCCAAGCCCGACCTTTGCAGCCGTCTTGAACCCGCTGCCTCCATTATTCCCATCTTCGACAAGCTGCCCATTGGCATCCCTTACCAAAGCAAATTCGCGAAGCTTCAGCCTCATTCCTCCGTGCTCTCTGTGTCCTCTGTGGTTAATCATAAAAAAAGAAGCAGACTTTATACCGGCCTGCCAGCGGTTGTGGTGGTGTGGAAATTAGCAGGACCGGGAATCGAACCCGGAACGCAAGGTTATGGGCCTCGTGAGATACCGTTTCTCCATCCTGCAGTGAGTTATTTAGCGGAGCTTTAGCGCAAATCGACCGAGCCGCCCAAGCAACCCGGAACGACCAGCCGCAGAGTTCATAGCGGACTGCCCAGCCATGCCGTAACCAGTCTTGACCTTATCCATGAAGCCCATGCGATCGAAGTTACCCGCAGCACCTGCCTTGGCGATTTTGTAGTTTGCCGCACGCTGAGCAATCGGAGTAGTAGAGCCAACACGATCCGCCGCAGTCGCTGCCATGGCAGATTTTTTTGCATACTCGTCTGCACCGACGCCCATCACAGCCTTATGGCCACGATAAGCTCCATAGCCAGCGCCACCGAGAGCAGCAGCACCTGCACCGGCTTTGACCGCCGTGCCCACGCCCATGCCGCCTTCGTCCTCGACCTCGACGAACTGCCCATTGGCGTCACGCACCATGGCGAATTCCGTAATCGCCTCGCTGCGAGCCGCCAGCTCGCGAAGCGCAGGCTTGAGATCCTTCACTCCGTGTTCTCTGTGTCCTCTGTGGTTAATATTCTTCATAAAATTTCCTTTCAAAAAAAAGGAGGAAGGATTCAGCAGTTTCCTACTTCATCCTTCCTCCTTCATACCTTTCCTTAGAGTCCGGTGGTGATGAGTCGGCCCGAGTTCGGGTTCACGATTTTGATCACGCGATTGCTGCGCACGCGGATCTTGTCGCCACGACGAGGCTCGTCGCGGTATTGATCGGTGGTGAAGAGGCCGCCTTCGCTGTCGGCGTCCCAGATGATCGTGCGGCCACAGCCGCCGGTCATGAAGTCACCGCCTTGCACTTCGCCGATCCAGATGTATTCGTTGCCCCACACAGGAACGACATTCATCTTGCCCTTGATCGCGTTGTCGTAGGACTTCTTGGCGACCACGATATTCGGGATGCCAAAGGCCTCGGCGATGAGATTCGGGGTGATGTTTGATCCGCCCTGAGTGGTGTTCAGGTGGCCGTAGAGGTAGGTCTGGAGCAGCTTGGAGCGCTTCAAGCGGTTGTAGACCGAGAGGCTCAACACCATCGTGTTTGGCTCTTCACCATTGAGGGTGAGGGCTTCGATCGTGGCGTTGATGTCGGCGGGGAAGTCCATCGTCGCGAGGTTCGCTTCGGTGTAGGCTGTGCCTGCGGCAGTCGCTGTGAAGGTCGCGGGATTCATGATCGCTGCGGCGGCTTCCACTTCGTAGTCGAGCATGAGTTTATTCATGCAGAACTTCGCAGTGACCATCTCCGCGTCGAAGAAGTCGCCCATTTGCTTCTTCACAACATCGTCCACACGCTTCTCGTGGCCGTATTCTTGAGTCTGATAGCTGTCCCACTCGAATTGCTCTTCGGATTCGTTGTAGGTGCCGGTCGCATTGCGCTTCTGGCTCTCTTTTTTCAAGAGCTCGCCCTTGCCGAGACGGAATTTCGGGTAGCGTCCGACCTCGCGCTGGCTGCCGTAGACGGGCAGGAGGCTGGAGGCGACGTAGTGTTTCTCCTGGTGGACGCCTTCCATCAAAAGTGTGGAGATGTCCTGCCGTGGAACGGAGTCTGAAGTATTGTATGCCATAATCGTTTTCTTCTATTAAGTGTTGATTTTTAGAGGATGATGGCGCGGATCATTCCGCCGCCATTGCTGCCTGCGGGCGCGGCCTCGACGGCGTAGCCAGCGGTGGTGCCGGTGGTCTTGACCACGAAGGTGCCGTTTGCGGCTTGCTCCAGTGCGCTAGCCATAGGGATGGCGGTGGCATTGCCCACACGGACAAAGCGCAGGCCATTTCCCTTGGAGAGAAACACGTCCACGGCACGTCCTGCGACAGCGCCACGAATCACGGTGCCGATCACGGTGTCGGAAGCCCCGGCGATATCCACGCCAGAGGAGGTGAGTTTGACTGCGGTGTGCTCCTGGCCGGACAGATCGACTGCGGCGGGGAGCGAAACAACGGTATTGAAGTTCATAGTATTTTTTTCCTTTGGTTGAATTAGCCCTGGTTGCGGATCCAGTCTTGGTGCGCTTCAGGATTTTCCTTGTGGGCGAGCATCACGGCCTGGGCGTGGGATTTGCCTTGGCTCTTGTGGTTCTGCACGCGGGCTTCGAACTCATGGAGTTCGCCGTTTTTGCCGTTGATGGCAGCACCCTCGGCGCTGAATGCCAGCGGGCGGATGCCAGTTTTGAGAGCGTTGCGAAGCGCGTCGTTTTCGGCGGCGAGGTTGTCGGCAAATTCCTTCAACTCGGCGCGCTCGGCGGCGAGCTGGGTCATGTTGCCTTCGATAGTGGCGAAATAATGTGAGATCTCGTTGTTCTCAGCGGCGGCGTCTTCGCGTTCGAAGCGGGCCGAGAGTTCACGGACTTGTTTTTGAAGAGCGGAGAGAGCAGTGCCCTCGGAGCCGCCTGTGGAGCTTTCGACTCCTGCGCCAGCACCAGCGAGTTCGCCAGCGGGCTCGTTGCCTTCGCCCTGCTCACCAGCTTCATCGGCCTCGATAGCGGCGATGACTTCTGCTTGGTAGGCTTGGATGCCAGCGGCATCTTCCTCAGTGATCTCGCCAGCTTGGACGAGGGCGGCGATATCTTCCTGCGAGAGATCCATGATCTCTTCGAGGGAAATTTCGTTGTCGTTTTCGGCACCCTCTTGCGAAAGAGCCGCGATGGTCTCATCCTGTGCGGCAACGCGCTCGGTGAGGTTTTGGATAGCAGCCAGAAGATCGCCCATGGTGGGCTCAGCGGCGGCACTTGCTTGGTTGTTTTGGTTGTCCATAAAAGGTTCGCCCATTGCTCGCGTGTCAACTGACCCCGCGAATTCGGTGGGAGCGGCAGGAAGTTTTGCTTCAAAAAGGCCGGATGGATTCGCGGCGGGATTTGCCACCAGATCGACGCTGATCAACTCCGAGCAGCGGGCTTTCTTCTGCCCGTTCTCCATCTCGTCCTCGCCCATGAATGCCGCCGACAGACCCACATTCCCTGGCATGCGCTCGGCCATTTCGATGGCTTGCGCATAGCGATCGTGGCTCTTGAGAAGATGCCAATCCCCGAGGAGCTTCGCGTCCTCGATGCGGAAATTATCCAGGTAGCCATTCACGGCATCCGCCCCTGTGCGGTGATTCCACTTCACCGGCACCGTGCCGAGCTTTTCTGCACATTCCTTGATCTGGTTGAGCGTCTTCGCATCCACCTCCAGATCGTGCCCGCGCGCCTTCACCCCACTGGTGATCACTGCCACGCCGTGGATCACGCCATTGAGAGCGTCCACCTTCTGCGCGCAGTTATAGGGGGTGTAAAATTCTTTAAGACTTGCTGTCGTCGCCATGCCACACAGCACAGGCGTCAACAATCAGTCTTCATCCCCTTCGTCCTCATCCTCGCCGCGCATCTCCAGACACATCGGGAGCTGCTCGCTCATACCCTCCACGGCAAAGGAATTGCCAAATTTCAGTGTGAGATATTGCGTCTCTCCATCCTCAGCCCACGAAACCATACCCACACCCGCATCAAAGTGCTCGGCCAGCATACGCTCCACGCGCTCCACCACATCCGCGCGGCTCTCGCACTTTTCGCGCTGGCGCTTCGCGGCCATGGCTAAAACTCCAAGAAAATATCGCCCTTAGCGATCGACCTCACAGCAGCCTCCGTCTTCTTGCCACTATCCCAGTCCACCCGCATACGGCCACGGACGATCTCAGCAATTTTTCCCATCCCACCCCTACGCGAGCGCACCGTCATACCCGCTACCGGCTTGGGGCGCTTGCTGCCCTTGGCGGGCTTGGACTTCACAGGCTTCTCCTCCTTGGGGTCGGCGTGCTTGCCCTTTTCGCGGTAGGCCACGACCTTGATCAACTCCTTGTTGAGCTTGCACCAGATCGGTATGTCGCGCCGCTCGATCTTCTTTGAGGTGATGGCACTCCTGAGCACGCACTGCACCTTACCTTCATGGCAGTCCAGCGCCTCTGCCACCTGCTCGCGCTTGTGCCAGCCTACTTTGGCGTAGGTTTCCCATTGATATTTCGGATCATTCTCATACTCCTCGACCATTTGCTGCTTCACGATGCGCTGCCAGAGGTTTGCCATAGGATTTAGGTGTTAAGATTTTTTCTGTCCGCTGCCCTTGAGCAGCATCCCCGCGTAGCTCACGCCGTCGTTGATCGAGACATTGATCATCTGGAACGCGCCCGTCTTGCGGGAAATGAAGCGGATCAAGTAGCCATGCGTCCACTCGGTGGGCCGCGTATTCGCATAGAGTGGCTGCCGCTTGCAGAGGCAGCCGGGGTTCCATGCGGAGATCAGCCCCAGCCCAGGAATGTTCTTGGGCTTGAATGAAGCGCGGTGCGTGTCGAAGTAGCAGATATTGCCCCCCGCCTTGCTCATCGCCACATCCGCCGCATCGCGGGAGTTGGAGATTTTATGCACGAAAAACATCTTATCCATCTTGATCCACCCCGGCACATCGCAGCCTCCATGCGTCTTGCCCTGGTGGTAGTATTTGACGCCCCGCTCCGCGAGCTTGAGCACATGCTCGGCGCAGAAGGTGCGGCGAAGTAGGTCAATGTCCTTGTGGTGCGCGAGCCGCTGCGTGAGCGCCCATCTCTCGACCCTCCATTCATGGTTGCCCTCGATGTAGTGGATGTCCCCGCAGCCCGAGTGGTGCATCACGGCATCGAGCAAGTCATTTGCCACACGCACATCGTCCTCGTAGCTATCCTCCGTCTCGGCCACATAGCCCAGCGTGTGATGTTCCGCCAGGAACCCGCCGCAATCAATAAAGTCGCCACCGATCACGATGCGATCCGGCTGCAGTGTCTTGAGATCGCCCAGAAAAGCCGAGAACGCCGCTGGGTCATGCTTGTTCCCGTGCACATCCGAAAAAATCACCTCCACAATGTCACCCGCTCCCGGCTTCGGCGAAGTAGGCTTCGCCTTCACGATTGGGCGAGTGCCCGTGCGAGCCTTCTCCAGCGCACGAACCGTCTCCGCGTGCGCCTTGCGCTCCGCATCGAGGTCGGCCAGAGCCTGGTCGAGTTTCGACTTATGATCCGCCGCCTGCGCGGCCTGTGCCACCGCTCCCCATTGGGTTGTTTTTTTCATAAAGTTATTTTTCTTTGCGCTGTGTCAGCCAAGCCGCACCGCCGCCGCCACCCACAGCCCCAGCCATCGCCCCGACCCGCATCGCCTGCACCTGGCGGCTCACCGCCTTGCCCGTGCCGATGCCGCGCGCATACGCCTCGCAGTTATTCGCTCCCGCTGGGCACACGCTCTTCCTGTCCCAGCGCTTGTCCGCCTGCGAAGCCTCGTAGCGTTTGTTGAAAGCCTCCACCTCGGCATCGTTCATCGTGCCAGCGCGCCCCTCCGCACGCTGCGGGATACCCCGCTCACGCAGCACCTTGCCATCGTTGTCGATATAGACCTTCTTGCCGAATTCGCCCTGATCCACGATTTTACGCCCACGCGATTTGCTCACCTCGGCGATCCGCCCACTGCCCACACCCACGCCATAGTGCCGCTGCGGCACGCCCAAGAATTCATCAGCCTTCAGCGCCGCACGCGAGAGCGCACCCTTCACGCCCGACGCCTCGCGATTTTTCCGCAGCACACCGCGCAGGCTCCGCCCATTCGGCAAATGAATGATCTCCGCAGGCGTCGTGAGCCCCTGGTTGTTATAGACCACCTTGCCAAGAAGGGATTCCCCCTCCTGAACCAAGCGACCCTTCGGCAGCAAACGAGGCAGCGTGCGCATACCCACCAAACCACCCGCCAGCACACCGCCCCCGATCAAAGCCGCACGGCCCACGCCACTGCGCTTCTCCTCGGACTTCGCCGCCAGTTCCTTAAGTCGGGATTTGAGGTTCATGAGTTCAACTCCACGCTCCGAGCCGCCAGTTCCTTGAGACCTTGCAAATCCTCTTCAAAAATCTTGGAAGCCACCTTCTTGAAAGTCGGGAAGGTCGTGAGTTGCGTTTTGATCACCTTGCCAGCACGATTTACCCGCGCTGCCGCAACCCTCGCCGAGCGAGCCGCCTTGCGAGCCTCGCCCGAGGTCTTGAGCGCATCATCCGTGAGTGTCTGCGCGCTCTTGGCCGCCTGCGCTCCGCGAAACCCTGCATAGGCCACGCCTCCACCAGCACCCAAAGCCCCGATCCCGAGCGCTGCATTACGAAAATCTCTGCCTGCCTGCCACGGCTCCGCAGGCTGCGCCTGCACCGCATAGGGATCATAAGCCGCCTGCCGCGCCAACTCGCGCAAGCGGAGCTTGGCGGAGAGTTGCTGTTTGCGAATGTGTGGATACTTCTGCAATACACGCCGCTTCAAAGACAACGGCGCTAAACCAGCCATGGCTTTTTCAAGCTCTTCTGGAGATGCTTCTTGCATCATCGCGGCATTAAAAACTGGAGCGCGATACCCAATTTTAATCTGATCCTGCGAGCGTTTCCTCCAGCTATCAGCCTCTTGTGGCGTCCCGTGCTGTTTTATCTTATTAAGAACCTCACGGTTCGCTCTATACTCCTCATCGATTCCCGTCTTGAAATATGGATCCGTCATGGAAATCCCGCCATTCTTTGCGGCAGCTTGCTGAAGCTTAGAAATGTTTTTAGACACACTCTCGGGCATGGTGGCGTGCCCCGCCTCATGCAGAGCCATGCCGACAGGCGAATTGAGTGATTCTGCTTTCTTGTATGCGGCTTGCTGAATCGGAACTAATTTCTTAGGGATACTTGAAAGGACCATTTTCTTCATATCCTCGACATGCTCCTTGAGGTCTGGATCACGACGAGCCACATCCCTTGGAACAATCATGCTATTTGGCGCGAGCTTAAAATCCCGTCCATGCGGCTGGAAATCGACAATCTGCTCTCTTGCCGCTTTGATCATTTTTTTCGATGTATGAGGCGATATATACTGCGCCATCATAGGGCTTGATTCAGGGCGAAAAATCCTTAACCCAGGGTTCCCCGCCCGGATTTCCCGCAAAACTTTTTTTGCCGTCCCAATCGAAATATCCGCCAACTCGCGCAAGCGGAGCTTCGCGGAGAGGCCTTTCTCGCGCGTCGCAAGATACCCAGCCCCCGCGCCAGCACCCACCACGCCTGCGCCGACGCCAATCGAAATGTTACGGCGGCGCACTCCTTCATTGATGAGTTTTCTGGCTCGCCGCACATCATTCTTAGCATAAAAGCCTCTCTCTATCGCGGCATGCCTCGCACTGCTCTCAAGCCTATACCTAAGATCAGCATCATGGTAGGGATACTTGGCTTCCTTGATGGCACTTTCTCGATAAGCATCCCTAAGGCTCCTGTTGTATTTTGCCGCACCCAACGCTTCGCGCCCGGCCTTGATCTGCGCCATGCCGGTGAGGTTGGAAAATTTATTAAGAATCGAAAACTCCCTCACCCCTCCGTGCTCTCCGTGTCCTCCGTGGTTAAACCTGGAAAGAACCCTTTGCTCTTGCGGCACGCTTTCCTCCACGCCACGGCGAATCCCGACGGCCCGGCGAAGTTTCTCCGCGAGGGTCGCCTTGCGGGCCTCGATGATCTGGGGGTTGTAGGCCGCAGAGGTGGTGTTGGCATCTACGCCGCTCATTTCATCGGGAGCGAATTGGCCGTTGTTGTTGCGTGGTCTTGAGTCCATGAAGTTTTAAGTTTTAAGAATTAAGTTTTAAGAGTCGCCTTGCGTGCTTTTGGAGCGACCCGCGGCATACCCACCCGCACCAGCGATCCCGCCTGCGGTCACTGCGCCGACCACACCCAGTCGCCCGATCTTACGGGAACGCGCCATGTGGAGACCCTCGATGCCTCCAATATCATCCAGGCGATTCCGCCAGTAACTCGCTGCGTTCCCCTTGTGGAATCGCCCCAACTGCTCACGCAGGGCACCCGTCGCTGACCTTGCCTGGCGCAAATCATTCGCCCCGGCCAACGCCTTCAATTTTTCGATAATGTGTGCCGCTTTCATTTTTTTAAGTTTTAAGAATTAAGTTTTAAGCAGCGACCCGGTTTCATTTGTTGAACCTTTTTAAGATTTCGTCGGCTTCTTTTGCTGAGGGTGGCGCGTCCGCAAACTTGCTTGGGTCGATCGGCTTTTTCTTGAGAAACCGCGAGGGGATGAGCGACTTGCCGGAGACGAGGCGTTGGCCGACGAGCATGGCTCCTGCGCCGCCGAGCACGCCTGCGGCGATGCCTGCCTTCCAGAGCTTGCGCTCGTTTTCCGTCTTCTCATGCCATTCCTTCTGGCGGCGTTCGCGCTTGCGGCTGCCGGGGGCGAAGACACGGGCCGAGCGGCCACGCGGATCACGGACATCCCAGCCCTCGTATTCCGCGATCGCATCGAGTTCGCGGAGCTTCTTGAGCTTCGCGGAGAATGCTCTTTTCGCGGTGACTTTGGTGAGGCCTTTCAAAATGTTCCCACCGATCTCCGAGAGGCCATCCTTCGTAGCGCGAAGGCTTGCCTGGGTATTTGTGTAGGCCTTGCCGATCTTGGTATCCGGGTTGTTATTGGCATAGCGCACGGTGGCGAGTCCGCCCAATCCCGCCGCTGTCATGCCGATCTCGGTGGCCTTGTTGTGGAACCAGCTCTTCTCCCACTCACGCTTCTTGATGCGCCCGCTGGCATCGCGCTCGCGTTCCTTGCCTTGGATGACTGCCGCCGCGTCTCTCGTGAGCCGACCGCCGCGCTGCACCGTGACGCGCTTATTTTTCGCCTCGCGGGCTATCGAGTTCCAGAGCTGACCCGAGTTCGGATCCCATTTCATACGGATCGTATCGCCAGTATCGGGATCTTTCTCGACACGGCCCTGGCTGTTCCTCTTAGGGATATACATCGGGCGGTCTGTCGCCCAACCCCAACCCACATTTGCAAATTGCGAGTCTTCGTTGACCCCTACGCCACCGCCCTTGCGGGCATCCCACCGCGCTTGGTCGCCACGGCCAAAGAACCGCAGCTTCGCGGAAAACTCCCGCAGCCGCTTGCCTGAAAACTGAAAACTGCCAACTGAAAACTTTTTCATATCTTTTCTTAGATTGCGGATCGAGTCCACTTGCTGGCCCTCATCGAGTCCCATGCCGCCGCCATAGAGCGCGCCGCCCACGGCCCCGATGCCTGCCGCTCCCGCCAGCGGAGCCTTGCGCAGCCACATGGCAGGCCGTGAAAATGGCTCGCTCTTCTTGGATGCCGCCACCAGCGCCCGTGCGCCGCCACTCGTGCGGCGAAGCAGCAATGCCCCGCCGAGTCCTGCGCCTGCACCCACCAGCGTGCCGCCGATCGCCGCCCGCTTCATAAAGGGAGCGGACTCCTCCTTACGCGGATCGCCCACGATCTTGCTGCCGAGCAATGCCCCGCCGCCCACGATACCCGCTGAGGCCAACCCCAGCTTGCCCGCCGTCTTCGCCGCGCCACGGAATGTCGCCCCGCGCCGCAAGAGCGCCAGAGAGCCAAGCGCCGCACCGCTGCCAAAGCCCGAGAGCGCAGCACCCACATAGGGGTTCATGCCACGCTTGTCCCGCTTGTTGTTTTTTTCAAAATATCTCACGGCGCGAAGACGGGAGGCCAGGTTGGACTCCTTGCGTGAAGCCAGATGGCGGAGACGATTTATTCTGTGCCATTCTTTTGCGCGCAGGCGTCGCTCTTCTCTTTTTTCTGGAGGCACATAGAATGGCGAATCAGGGTTGTTCATGGATGCGAAGATAGAAGGGCCGTCTTTCCTTTCTACGGCGATACCCGGATCGCGCGCTTCCACCTGCGGCTTGCCGTATTTTTCTATAATCGCCCTTCTGGCTGCAGCATGATCTGCCGAAACCCGATCTGTTTTTACCGAGATCCACGCAAGCTCCCGCAGTTTCCCTGAAATCTCTCCGTGTCCTCCGTGTCCTCTGTGGTCAAATCTTGCAGAAAGGCTCTTCCGCGCTGGCCCCTGCCCACGGCCCTTGCCGTAGCGGGACTGCCCAGGCGACTTCCCATCGCGCCGAGTCCGCACCCACACGCCACGCGCCATCTGGCCGCGCTCGGAATCGCTCGGTGTCCGCACGGCCACCAACTCATCGCCGCCCCGCTTCTTCTTTTTACGAGCCTCCTCCGCACTCCGCGCGGCAATGCCCGTATTCCGCCCCTTGAAATAATAGAGCCGGTAGTCGTCAAAGTTCTTCACGCCGCGCAGACGGGCAGCAAGATCAGTTGATTCCAGATTTCTTGGAGGCCATTGAATATAAGTCCTGGGACTCTTTAAGGTAACACTTCCATGAGTCGGAGAGAAACTCCTTGCCGTTATACGAATGTGATTTTCCGGCGTAAGGATTTGATCGCCCTTCCTGCCCCTCCGCAAAGCATCGGCCGCCCAGTTTCGAGCGTCAGTGTTTGCATGAGTGAGGCGACCTGGGCCAAGGAGAGTATTCTTTTTGGCCATGCTTCGCGCCAATTTGGGATTCCCCGCAAGTTTTATCCTCAAGTCTTTTGAAATATCCAAATCTCCCAATTTCGGCCCGCGCTGCCCAGACACAAACTCCTCCAGCAACGACTGATCTTTCAGCATTTTCCCAAGAGCCGGAATGGCATACTTGCCGCGAGCAAACTCCTTCAACCCTCCTCCGTGCTCTCCGTGTCCTCCGTGGTTAAACTTCCTCGCAAACGCCTTCAGCCGCTTACCCGCCAGCCATGCCGCTGCGCCGAGTCCACCCACAGCAGGGAGCAGCTCCGCGCGCTTGCTGCCGCGATCCCGCTCGCCGTAGATGTCGCGGTCGTTATTCGTGAGGGCACGGATGCCAATTACGCCGAGTCCGCCAGCACCAGCCCCGATGAGTGCGCGCTTGCTCGCGCCGATGCGGCCACGAGCCATAAGCCCCGCCAGCGCACCCGCGCCACCGGCACGAAGGATATTCGCATCGCGGCGATCCAAGTCCTCATCACGGAGCTTCTTCACGAAGCGATCCCTCGCCACGCGCCCTGTCAGCGGGATGCCCGCCTCGTCGGTTTGAAATTGATTGAAATAGCGCACACGGCGCAAGAGTGCCGAGAGATTCTTGCCATTCTTTTTGTCGCGCTTCGCCTTGACCTTGGCAGCGATCCTTTCGGCAAAAGAAAGCGGAGCCGCCTCTTTTTTACCTTTCTTGGGTTTCGCGGCAGGCTTGGTAGCAGCAGCTTTTGCGGCAGGCTTTTTGGAATCTGACTTTGCGGCAGACTTCTTGGCGCGCACTTGAGGATTCTCCTTTAGCTTTGCTTCCCAATCGGCTTCTTCCGCCGAGGCATCCGGTTCATTGATGTCGTCAGCCTCATCCAAATCATCGAGATCGTCAGCCTCATCGGCATCCTGTTTTTTGGCCTTGGACTTTTTCTTACCTTTAGGCTTCGGATTGTTTTCCTTCCCTGCCGCACGAAGTTTATCGCTGAGTCCCTCTGGAAAATCGGATTTCGGTTTCAGCGAAGCTCGCGCCTCATCGATCACATCGGCAGCGACCTTGCCATTGAACCCCCCAGCGGCATGAGTGTCTTCCAGTTTTTTGCGCAGGGCGGCGTTCTGCTCGGGCGTTCCCGTGAGCGGCACTTTGCCGACGCCTTTTTTCTCCCAAAACTCCTGATCCGTCGCGCTTGCGACGGGTTTGGCTGGAGCTTGGGTCTTGACTGGAGGCTTGGGCGCGGCAGTGCTCGGAGCATCGGGCGGACCACCGAACCAACCGCCAACGGGTGCCCTCGGGCGCTTATAATCAGGCTTCGGAACGACTGCAGGCGGCGCTGCGGGAGCAGGGGACGGCACGGAGGCCGTCCCTCCAGATTGAGCGGCCGCGAATTTGGCGACTTTAGCCTGCCGGTTCGCTAATTTTTGCTGCCTTGCCGTGAGCTTGCGCGGCGGCCTGGCTGCTTCTGCTGCCGCTGCAGTGATCTCATCGATCTCGGCGGCGGCGGCACCTGCGGGTAATTCGCCTGACTGATTCAAATTTTCGACCATCTTTTTTGGCGTGGTCTTTTTGCCTGTCGGCGGTGTGGGCGGTGCAGAGGGAGGCGGCGTCTGTGGCGGCGGCGTAGGGGTAGGCGTCTGAGCCTGCGGTGTCTGCGGAGCAGGCTGAACGACGGTCTTCGGGCGACCACGCGGAGCGGGGGCGACATTCCCGACATTGGCAGCGGCCTTACTGGCGCGCAGCTTGGAGATTTCCTCGGCCAGATCCTCGGCTCGACGCACGGCTCCGCTTTTTCCCACCTTATACAAACCACGGCCCAGCAAAGCTCCACCACCCAGCAAACCCGCGCCGACGATGCCCGCTTTGATCAACCCATTGCGTCGCTCTTTCTGCCTCTCCTGAGCAAAATCCTTATCGTAAGGATTTCCGTAATAACCACCAGGAGGTTGATAATAGCGAAATTCTTTGAGCCTCATACCCAGCCGCCCTCGCGTCAACAGCCTCAACTGCCCATTATCCTCGATATCGGGAAGCTCTGGCCAGCGATGTGCCTGCTCGGGATTCGCCTCGCGCAGATACCGACGCAAGGCTTGGCGCGTGCGGTGCTGACCCACCACATTCACGCCACTCGATGCAGGTGGCTTGAGATGCGGCTTCTTCTTCAAAATAATTGTTTTCTCGATTGCTTTGCGAATGAACTCACTCATCGTTTTTTCCCCTTCCAAAAATAAAGTCTCTATTTCCAAATCCCTTGTGCGTCTCCAGGTAGATATCCCGCGCCCGCCGCCGCTCGGGCGTCTGCCGCCAGAAGTATTCTTCAGCGCGCTCCATATCCTTCTTGAGATGCTCCATCCAAATCTGTTCCTGTTCCTCCTGCGTGAGATACTTCCGCCTCTTCCCCGCCTGCCCAAAAGACAAGCAACCAGACCCTTTTAACGAATTTTCTCCTGCTCGGCTACTCATTGACGCTCCTTGGCTGTTTTCTTGGCGATGCGCTCGGGCTGTCGCACAAACTGCTCGCCCCGCCGAGTGCCCTCGCGCTTGGCGCGGGTCGTGGCTCCATACTCTTGTGGGCTGAGGGATTTATTCGCAGACTCAGGCAGATACCGCTCGCCCGTGGCTTCCGACCCCTGCGTGCTGGGCTTGCCAGATCGCGTGCCCCATTTCTCACGAGTCCACTTGCGAAGGGATTTTTGGGATTCCGTCTTCCCGCCCTTATAGCCACCGCCCTCGGCACGATACTCCTGCGCGACGAGTTGCGCCTTCCGCGCACTCCACTGCCCAGGCCGCCCACCCTTACCACTCGCCATAATCCGCGCCTTGATCCGATCCCGCAACCCCGGCTTCGTGTAGCCCATCTCGATTAAGCGGAGCTTCGCAGACAGACCGTGATCGCCAACAAGACGGCCAGAGAATTTTCCACGATCTATCTCATCATACACATCACCGCCAGAACGCCCCTTGCGTATAATTTTAGCCAACTGATTCCGTGCAGCAGTTCTCGCTTGAGTCTCTTTTTGCAGAAAATCATCTCCTTCTCTTGCCCGTAAAGTTGAGTTCCGAGCAGCATCGTTTACCGACTCTGTAAAATTACCAATGCGAGAATTGCTTGCAAAAATCGGCTTCTGGGAAATAAGCCTTATATTATTATGCCATCCTCTTAATTTTCCAGCCCTCAAATCCCCCAGCCCACGATTGCCTGTCAGAAACTCCTCCAACATGGAACGATCCCGCAGCATTTTCCCCAGCGCAGGAATCGCATAATCCCCCCGCGCCAGTTCCCGCAAACGCAGCTTCGCGGAGAAAAACCTGCGGTCTATGCCCTCATACACATCTCCGCCAGCGCGGCCTTTGCGAAGCATTTTGGCGAGTTGCTCGCGGGATTCTTGCCTCAACATGCCTTGGTTTTTAATCACGGCAACAACGGGCTCCGTTCCAACCCAAGTCCCGTGAAGCGGAACGATCGCCGTCTTACCCCTGATCGGTGCCTTGCCTCCGAGGTCAAGCGGCGGCCCCCATCGAAAAGACCTAAAATCCCCCATCTTCGGCCCACGATTGCCTGTCAGAAACTCCTCCAACATGGAACGATCCCGCAGCATCTTCCCCAGCGCAGGAATCGCATAGTCTCCACGCGCCAATTCCCGCAACCGCAGCTTCACGGCCTCGAAATCCTTTTTCACCAACTCTGGAGCATCGACGCTGAGCTTGGCATTAGGGCTGGCTGGCGATCTTTTCCAATCCGTGATCCAGCGGTTAAAGGCTCCCTTGATCTCCTGGTGCCTTTGGGGAGTGAGGCCGACCGGAGCGGCGGCGACATGATCTCGGGCAGACCTCATGTGGCTATCGATACCCCGTTGGCGAAATTTCATAAAATCGGATACGGCATCTTGCTTCACTCCCGCCCCGCGCAAGACTTGCACAGCGGAGTTATTCGCCCCGATCTCGTTGGCCATGATCTGAACGCCGCGCAAGGGGTGCTTCTCCGGTGTCGGCCCCCTGCCGAGTCGCGGCAGGAATTGCTGGTTCGCGGAGCCTGTCATAGCCTTGTTGAACAACGCATGGCCCCCTTCATGCAAGGCACTGGTGATCGGGTAGTTCGTCGTATTCGTCGCTCCCGCCAACAAAGCCTCCCTATCGATCTTGGCTCCCGACGCCGCCTTCTGAACCACCATGCCCCGAGGCCCAAAAGACGAACCCTGCGTGGTGCTACGAACGATCTTGCCAGGCGCAGCATTCTTGAATGTGCGCCACACCGAGCGAATCTGCGACATACTCGCCGGTATATCCGCCCCACCCATCACACGAACAAACTCCCGCAAGCGCAACTTCGCGGAGAGGTTCTTTGCTATGTAGGAGCGAACACTTTGCTTCTTGAAAGGGAACAGAATCACTTCATTCCCACGCGCCATACCGATATATCCATGCGACTTAAGGTAATTCGCTTCGCTTCGTCCATTTGCCCCATGAAAACCAAATCCCGCCTTCGAGGCTTTCCGCTTGAGATCATCAGCATCCGCAAGCGGGAAAATCTTGGAGGAATCAACCTGTAATGTTTCTACGTTTTCTCCAAACCCTTGGGCGACTTCCTTGCTCTTTGATGTATAAGTCCCCGGATAGAATCCGCTTTTTTGACCAAGGCCGCTCTTCGTATTCGTGCCATGGTAAACCAATAAAGACTTCTTCAAAGGAAACTTCATTTCTCCCCCTCCGTGCTCTCCGTGTTCTCCGTGGTTAAACTCTTCTCCTTCGGCCCATCAGGAATCATCTTCTCAGCCGCATTCCGCTCCACGCCATACAGGTTCATCAGATTGATAATCGCGCTTTCGCGATCCAATATCCCTTCGCCCACATTTTTCAGCAACTCCAAGAGCGGCTTCACATCCAAGCCCTGCGGCACGAGTCCAGGTGGCGGCGGCTGTGGCGGCTCGGCCATGGCGGCGAGGGCTTGAGTCGGCCCAGGCAGGCGTTGATTGATGAGTTCGATCGGCACACCTGTCTCTGTGGCGACTCGTTGCAGGTAAGCCACTTCGCTCGCGCTACGGCGCACCACTTCCTCGAAAGATTGTCCTGTCTCGGCGATGAGGTCGGTCGCTGTGACGAGTCCGGCAGAGAGAAGCTGGAGATTCGCCGTAGTGTCGTGGCCGTAGTCGCCTGTGAGCGAGCGGCCAAAGCCCCAGCGGCCACTACGCCATTTCGGATGCGCTGGCAAATCCCCAAGAGAAATGCCAAGGCCGATCACGCGATCCCGCAGCGGGTCGAGGGCTTTCTCGCTAAGAAGTTTCTGGTAGCGACGGATCGAGCGCATGGCTTGGGCGATTTCGATGCGACCCGTGTGACCCGAGAACGCCGTCATGTCGTAGAGGAATCCGTAGGGCATATTCAGCCCACTGGCGATCTCGCGCACCATCGTCTGCACCAGCGCCATGAACGCTCCGCTCGGGCGGTTCGTGCCAGGGGCGAACTGGATGTCCTCGCCCTGCGAGAGTCGTTGGATTTTTCCTGCCTCCATCGCCATCGTGCCGGGAGAGTCGGGGCGGTTATCCTTCGTGCCATTCCACGCCGAGATGCCGCCGTCGCGCCGTGTCGGGTCTGAGACCTTCACGAACCCCGCATGACCGACCTGCCACTTCGCCGCCAGCTTCTCAAAGTGATACACCTCATACAAATCCCGCGCGGGGGCGATGACGGTCGAGAGCGCCGTGACGCCTCGATATTGATCCACCCGCATCGGGTCGAAGATGTGAATGAACTGGTCGGCAGGAATCTCCCGCTCAAAGGAATACAACGCCGTGCGCCGCTCGCGCTTGAAGATGCGATAGGAGACAGGGCGACCCATCTCGTCCACGATGATGCCGCCGATATCGTTGTTGTTGCCAGGACTCATCGGATTATTCGGATCCCCGATGCGGTCGGCCTCGATGGATTGGATGCGGAGTTGCCGCTTGCCGCCCGCATCGATCTCTACCAAGTGCCAGCCGTGATCGCCATCCACCAGCAGGCTCCACATCGCCATGGAAACCAGAGCGCCCAGCCGGTGACGGCCAGTAATATCCGCACGCTCGCACCACGCATGGAAATAATCCTGATACATCGAATCGATCTCCTCATCCCCCGTCTGCGAGACATACTGAACCGTATCGGCGGTGTATTGAACGATGCGTGAAATGATGCCGCGCAGGATCGAAAAATTCCGCACCACATCGCGCGCGTCCCACAAGAGCACCAGACGATCCCGCTGCATCCGCCATGTCTCGGAGGAGGAGTTCTTCTGCCTCCCGCCACTGCCGCCGCGATTCGTTCCAGGCTGCGCGGAATCATACCCAAATGCCTTCAACCGCTCCCGCGCCTGCGCCCGATTCACCCCCGCCTCGGGGTCAAAAAAAGAAACTGCTCGATCCAGAAAGTTCATACGCTCATTGCGGACTGGTCAACGGGAGATTGACCACAACCGAGCGCCGTGGCAGGCGCGAGGTAGAGCAACCGCAGGTTGCCCCGTAGGGGCGAGGCTCGCGGGAGCGAGCGAGTCAAAGGACACGGAGGACACGGAGGGGTGAGAGGGGAGGTCTAGCATATCAACGCTGGCGTGTGTAGGTAACATCATCTCCTGGTCTTTGCGTGGGATCGACGATGGCTTTGTGCTTCCTCACTTTCAGAAGATTGTCGCCGTGTGTTTGCGTGATCTCTCTTTCTGCTGGATACCTTGCGTTAGTAATCGCCCCCTTGATTTTCTCTCGCTGATTTTTAATGAGTTCATCCAAAGGAGTGGCATAAACGCCCTCAACGGGAGTCTTGCCGCCATATTCAGACACCAATCGCATCGCGGAAGCTCGTCGTGTGGATGTGCTAATAGCTCTGCCCGAAGAAAAACCAATGTGATTTCGCATGATATCTTCAGAAGTCATATTTGGAGGAGCAGGGAGGTCTGCATTGGATGGCTTTAAGTGGCTTTCCTGCTTTGTTATCCGATAATGCAAAATCGACTTTTTCCCATCAATGTCCACCAATCTCGGCTTCCATAAATCAGTCTCCTTATGTATTCTTGAGGGAGGAGCTTCCCCAGAAGCACGCCGCATCCGTGGCCCCTCCGGCCCCAAGAACGCCGCCCGCACAGCCTCCCGATCCCCGCCCTTTTCCAATTTACGCCGCAAAGATTTAAGAATCGGGTCAGCAACCTTTCGCGGCACAGGGTTTATATTAAGAATCTGCCCCGTCACGGACTGCACTCTCGCTAACTCCACCAACCGCCCACTCACCCGCGCCAATTCCCGCAACCTTTCTCTGTGTCCTTTGACTCGCTCGCTCCCGCTCGTCTCGCCCCTACGGGGCCAACCTTCGGTTGCTCTACCTCCCGCCTGCCCCGGCGCTCGGTTGTGTTCTCTGTGGTCAATCCCCATGCCCACAGCGCATCGCAGTCAACCGAGCTTGAGCGCCATCGACCTCAACCACAGCGGCGAGGAGGCCGTGACCTTCAAGTTCCACTGCTCCAGAGCAGGAGAGTAGGGAATTTCCGCTCGCTTTGCGACAGGGACTTCCTTCTTCTTTCTGACTTTCCGAATCGGCTCGGCAGTCGGCGTCTCCAGCGTATAGGAGAGGTGAGCTTTAGCACACTTGCGCCTGCGCCACACACCGCCCTCGCGTGGACGGCTCTCGACCACGCGCGTATCGCCCCCGCACTTTGGGCAATTCATTTCGCCTTCCGACCCTGCCAAAAGGGAATCAATTCCGCATACAGATCAAGCTGATCCATTCCCCTTTCGCAGCAAGGGCAAATCGGCTCGCGTTGCCTCTGCTCGGGCGCATTACTCCGACGCCCCTTCATGCCACAAGAGATGCAAGTGTAACGCCGCGAGGGCAGTGGAGTGTCATCGCTCATCTCTTGCGCTTGGCTCGAAATTCCCGCTCCACTTTTTCTATGAAATCGCGGATTTTCTTTTCGGAGTCTTCGGTCAGCCGCCGTGCCTCATCGCGCTCGTCATAGACCCTTTCGAGTTCACCCACCATGCGGTCGTGATGCTCCGCTTCCCGCTGGGCATCCACACGAAGCTGGTCGCATTTTGCGCCCACCTCCTCGGCGTAGTTGCAAATCTCATCGATCCAGAGTCCGATTTCTCGCGGATCGGGCTGGGGAAGTTCCTCATCGCCCCGCCGCCATTTATTGTAGGAGCGCAGCTTCTCTATCGTCCTTCTTACTTCATCCTTCATACTTTACCCATCCCCTTCGGCTCCTCGTCTTTATCAATCGTTTTCTTGAACCCCACATTTCCCGCGACATGGAAGACCACGATGCCCTCTGGCTTCATAAACCCCGGAGCGGCCTTACTGCCACCCATGCGTAGCTCATCCAGCACAAGATCGCATTGGAGCGTGCTGAATTTCCCCCTATGTAGCACCGGCACAAGGCCACAGCACTCGGGCAGAGGCTCTTGGTATTTCTCTATGCGGGGATCCGCGCTCGGCACACGCTGCGGTTCCTGCCCGTGAAGACACCAGCGAGACACATTGAAAAGACTCCAGCGCCGATCTTTCATTCCGTATTTGCGCTGAATGCCTGCGCCCCACCACTCGCCAAAGTGCCGCCCAAAGCCGAGGCCAAAAAGCTCTTGGGCATGATCCCTCACCCACGCCGCAAAGCCAAAGTTGTCATCCTGCGGCGTAATCCACCGCGAGCGCGATCCGGCAAAGATCACCGCTGGCTCGCCACCACAACTCCCCTCCGCGATCACCAAGGGATCGGGATGCTTCGCCGTGTAGAACCCCTCGGGATTCCCCACGATATACACCTGGGCATTCGTGCCGTCGATCTTCTCGGTCACGATCACCTCCCGCGACAACCGCGCCATTTTCGGAAACTCTTGAAATTCCATTACTTCACTTTCTCCAATTTTATTTCAAAGCTCACGACAGGCACTTGCTGGAGCTTTTTCTTTTCCTCAACGATCAAAACCGGAGCCGCCCAATCCAGTTGCGGCCCAAGATTTTCGTGTTCGTTCCAAGACTCAAACGATTCTGCCGCGCTGGTTTTTAACCATTTTTCTGCATCAGCCACAGATTTGAAAGGCCCAATCGCAGTTTTTGTGTCTTCAGCCATGCCGCATCCTTCGAGGTCGATAATCCAGTATTTATTCTTCATCTTTTTTCTTTCGGAACATTCCATCCCGCCATTCCCAGGTCTTTTGCATACTGGAAAGATGGGCGGCATCGTCCTGTGGTATCTCCGATTTAGGCTCGTCAACCTCCGGCGGCGACCAATCCTCTTGATCCGCCTTGGCCGCATTACACGCCTCGCAAGCCACCACGCAGTTCGACATATGATCCAGCCCGCCCTTGGATTTCGGCACGACATGATCCACCGTAGCCTTGGGGCCATCCCTCCCTGTAAAGCAAGTCTCCACACCGCAATAGGCACACCGCCACCCATCGCGCTGAGCGAGCTTCATAACGCGCTTGCCACCCACAGGCGGCGTGAGAATCTCGTAGGCCGAGGCCACCTTGCGCCAGCGGCGAGCAGCCTCCCGCTCCGAGTCGCGTTGAGTGCAAAGCTTTTGCACGGCCAACATATTTTCCGTCAGAAGGGTTGTATATTTTTCCCGCGCCTCGTCTCGCTCACGCTTCAACTTTTGATTTTCCAATACCAATTCGGTAATGGCCTCTTGCTGTGCTATTTTAATATCCATAGAAATTAACCACAGAGGACACAGAGGATACAGAGGTGGTCGCTCATTTTTTTCCCTCCATGCTACAAACGATGCAATCTCCCATCATGTCTCTATGCGAATCGCAATGATGCCCTGATTCGCGGTGAGCAAGTTCTGCCCGCGCCTCGTCTCGCTCTTCTTTTACTCGTAATGCGGCCAAAAGAATATCTTCGTAATCGGTTGCATTTAATGCTCGTTTTGCGTCTTCAATGCTTGTCATCGCCTTGTCACGCTCGCGCCTCAATACGCACATCGGTCTTTGGCATTGATCGTGGCAAGTATGGATTGCGGCGGCCTTTAGGTTTTCAAACTGCCTTATCGCCTCATCGCGCTCCTTGAGAATTCGCTCGTAGTGGTTTCTTGTCATTATTGCCATGTCTCCGTCATCGCGATCCATCAGCGCCTCGTTGCGCTCGCGTTCCAGTCGGCGGGCAAAATCCGCATCTACCAATTCCAACTGCTCGCACGGCCAAAATTTACCTGCCGCGTTCGTCTCCGGTGTGTCGTTCATCATTGCATTCATTTTTTGATTAGTGCCTGCGTTTTTATCCTTTAAAAAAATGAAGGGGGTCGCTTTTATGCGGTTACGACCCTGGGGCTATGCTAACCAGCGCGAAACCCCACGCGCCGCCGCAATCCCAATTCCTCCAGTTCTCTTGCGACATTTCTCACGACATTTTGTCACGAGATTGCAACTCGCGGAAACACGCCAGCGTGAGCAAGGCGTCCTCCAGCGCGTTGTGTTTCTCGCTGGTGCGACTCAAGCCGAGCGCACCCGCGATGCTGTCGAGCGAGAGCTTGGGGTTGCCATCCTTGCCGATCGCAAGTTTTAGCCCCTTCGTCTCATAGGCCAGCCATGCCGCTCCGCGAATATCGAGCGAACGGCCAGCCTGCCACTTCAAGCCGCACCGCTTCGCCGCAGCGTCCAAGAACCCGAGGTCAAAGGCCACATTGCAGCCAGCCACCATTGCCCCACGCCGAGCATCCATCCAGAGTTGAAAATCAGTCATCACCACCGACTCGGCGCGACCCGCATCACGCAGGAAATCCAGCGTCAAGCCATTCACCTCCAAGGCTCCCGCCTCCACGATCCAATCCGCCGAAGGGCGTATGAG